TTAGTTCTTATCATTTAATAGTTCATAAGGTGTAAAAGTAATCACTGTTTCACCAAGCCAATGATTCACTTCTTCTAGGCGCTGTTGTAGTGGCTTAATCTCATTGATAAAAAAGACTTTCCCAGCCTTTTCAACATCGCCAAAACCAGCCGCATTTGTTGGGATAATCCCCATTAATTGCGGTGGCACTCTATGAGCCGCTAATATATCGTCACGGCTAGAGTTCTTAATATTCAAAAATTCATCTTTAGCAACAATATCTGAAAGCGGAATAACTTGAATACCGTCCTTTTTACCATTTGGCGCATGAATAAATAAATTCTTAAAGTTTCCTTTTCCTTTGGCTTGGCTTAATTGCTCTTTGATAGCCAAAATATCATCTTCATTTTGCATCGGATCCGTAAGATACAAAATCGCCCCAGCATGTGCGCCATTTTGATAATATTTGCGACGGAATAAAGTGGCGCTCTCGTTTAGCAAAGCAGATTGCAACGAAGAAAAATAATCAGGTAAGCCATAAATTTCCTGATTAATATCGGGATTAATTAAATGAAAAATGCTATCTTTTGCAAACTCATGTTCATTAAAATTATGCAAGAAGTAAAACATACCTTGCTCAATCCCCTTACGCACATACTTAGCCAACGGCACATCAAGCGCAATAGTTTTACCCCAAGAATTAGTAATTTTTTCTAGGTAAGCATTACCAAAAATCAAATAGTCATTCACTAACTTCTCAAGTGTCGTACGTGGTAAAAGTGCGGTCGTTTTACAAGTAGAAAGTAAAATATTCTTCTTCACAGTGATAGCGCTCTGATGATGCGCAGCAGAACGATAAGCACGAGATAGCCCATTAAAATCAATGGGTGGCGTATAATATTTATCATGTAGCAACACACTTTCAAAGTAATTCAGAATATCAGCACCTTCTAAAACAGGCACAGGGTCACCAAAAGTAAAGGCATGTACAGATTTAGATTTATCCATTTTGTATTAGATCCTATTCAAAAGTAAAAATAGTAGATTGGCTACGATGATTACCGCCGCCGTAATTCTCGTTCAAAATACAATGCATAATTGCCCAAGCTAAATCGCCATGGCTTGCATCTTGCGAACGGTCAGAAACATAAGTCATCTGGCGTCCAGTTTTCGTTGCTTGACGTTTAATTGTCATAAAACTATTAATAATTTCCTTCCCATCCCATTTAATCCGTCTTTTCTGCACCAAGTTTAACGTCTTCAGAACCATCTCATTTTTTAAGTTCAAGTCATAAGTTAGCCCCACTGCAGAAGGAAAGAATTTCTTGACCAACTGAAAAACACCATCGCCCATACCTGTTCTATCAACAGTAATTTTAGTGACATGATAATTTTTACAATAATCAGCAATCTTACTTGCCTGTTGCTCATAATCTAAGCCATGGAAAGTATCGTAATGTAAAACACGAAAATCAGCGCCTTCAACTCTAGGCGGAGCAACAATCGCTAATGCGGCACGGTCACCCGTAAAAGCAGGATCATAACCAATCCAGACTTCACGATTACCAAAAGTTTAAAATCTTGCCATTCCTCATAGCTATCAACTTGGCAAGCCTGTAAATCAGCAAATTTAAAAATACTGGTATTATCATCAGCAAACTGACACATAAATAACTGGTCAAATTCTTCCGTTGAGTTCTCAAAGCGCAATTCTTCAATATCAAATAAATCACAACCGCCCTTTTGTGCATCATAAATCGTGACAATTTGTTTCCAGTGCCTATCCGCACAAAGCCGCCCTGATTGCAAATTCTTATGGCTAATATCAAATTCAGCTTTATCTTCATTGGCACGGCGTTTATTAAATAGCTCGCCAGACCAAAATTTATAAGCATCAGATGCTTTTGTGGTAGGTGTAGAAAAGTAAGTTTGACGATATTGCTTTTGTGCGGCCATAGCACTCGCCACCTTGCGCATCTCCCCGAATTTAGGCACCCAAAAGTATTCATCAAAATATAAATTGCCATGATAACTTTGTGCCGTAGCAGAATTTGTTCCTAAAAAAATCAGCTCAGCCCCATTGGGTAATAAAATCGTTTCGCCTTTAAGTTCTAAATCTGCTTTTTCTTTGGCATAAGCCGTAATATAAGAACGGAATTGCAAAGCCTGTTTTTTACTTGCTGATAAAAAAATCTGATTACGCCCCGTTTTTAACGCATCAACAAAAGCCTCACGAGCAAAATAATAAGTCGCTCCAATTTGGCGACTTTTTAAAATTTCCCGAATGCGATAATGATTACCCGCATCAAACCAATGGCGCTGATACTGAAAAATACCATCAAAAAAGCCATTAATCAGTAATTCTTCTTGCTCTGCGGTAATCGGATTTTTATCTCGATATTTCCGTTCTGCGCTATAACGTTTTTCTAATTTAGGGTTTAAATCAACTTCATTACCGCCGCCATTGGAATATTTCTTAATTCTTGCCATTTTTTCCATTTGGCGCCCAAGTAAATCAATTTCCTTAAAATCATGGCCCGTTTTATTCTCCTTCAGAATAAGTAAATTCATCCTTGCTTCTAACGTATTTTCAACCCGACCAACGGGCGCAATATCGTCCCATTTCTCCCTATCTTTCCAACTTGAAATAGTAGAAACAGGCAAGCCTAATTTCTCGGCAATATCCGTAATACGCCAACCAGCAAAGTAAAGCAAACGGCTTTCACGCTTATTATCCAAAGTAATCTCAGTCATCTATTAATCCTTGATTTTGCTTAACTGCATAATAAGGAAAAGCAAAGAAATGAATGATCGCTGTTCACTGTCAAACAGCCTTTAACATAGCCAAGAAAATGACAACAAAAAAGAACTTACGCAATATGACAACAATTTGAAAAACAAAAATAGGAATAAGTCCATGTTTAAAAAATTTAAATCAAGATGGTTTGTTGTAGCGACTGAAGGCGCAACGACAGACGGACGTAATATTGCTCGGGTTTGGATTGAACAAATGGCAGAAAGCTACAATCCTAAAACCTATGGCGCACGCATTAATTTAGACCATATCAAAACATGGCTTTATCGCAAAGATGAGCCACATGCCCAAGCCTACGGCGATGTACTTGCACTTAAAACGCAAGAAAATGAAGAAGGTAAATTACAGTTATTAGCACAAATAGATCCAACTGATGACCTTATTGCGCTAAATAATAAGCGCCAAAAAGTGTACACCTCCATTGAAGTAGATACCAATTTTGGCGAAACAGGAAAAGCCTACCTCGTCGGATTAGCCGTAACAGATAACCCAGCTAGTTTAGGCACAGAAATGTTGCAATTTGCTGCAACGGCACAAGCCAACCCATTTAACGCACGCAAATTAAAAGCTGACAATTTATTTACGGAGGCAGTAGAAACCATTTTGGAATTTAACGAAGTAGAACCAGAAAAACCAAGTCTATTTGAGCGCATTGCGGCTATGTTTGGTCAAAGAGAACGCACTGAACAACAACGTTTTGCTGATGTAGATAACGCAGTCATGTTACTTTCCGAAGAAGTACAAAACATCAGCCAAAAATACACCGCACTTGAAACGGAAAATCAAACACTAAAACAGCGACTTGATGAATATTCAGCAAAAATTACAGAACACAGTGAAAAATTTGCTGAGTTAGAAAAACAGCCAGCAGAAAATTATCGTAAGCGACCTTTAGCGAATGGGGATAGCGTTAACGATGGGCGTTTCTTTTAATCAATAGTTAAGGATTTTAAAATATGAAAAAAACAACCGCAGTAACATTAATGAATTACCTACAAGGCATTTCACAAGATAACAAAGAAGATTTTTCTCGAATTGCCATGGGTGCAAAATTTACGGTTGAGCCAAGTGTTCAACAGCGCCTTGAAAATGCAGTACAAGAAAGTTCAGATTTCCTCAAATTGATCAACATTGTGCCAGTAGATGAACAACAGGGCGAAATCTTGGGCTTAGGGGTTGCAGGTACAATTGCAGGGACAACAGACACAAATTCTGCAGGACGTAAAACGCAAGCAATTCATGCTTTAAGCAAAATTCCATATCACTGTCAACAAATTAACTATGACACACATCTCAAATATGCAACCTTAGATATGTGGGCGAAATTCCCTGATTTTGCTAAACGTATTGGTGCATTAAAAGCAGAAAGAATGGCGTTAGACCGAATTATGATTGGTTTTAATGGAACAAGTCGTGCCGCAACGTCAAACAGAGTAAGTAATCCATTATTACAAGACGTTGCTGTAGGCTGGTTGAAAAAAATCGAAGATAACGCACCTGAGCGAGTAATGAAAGAAGAAACAAGAGATAGCGGAAAAATTGAAGTCGGTGAAGGTAAAACCTATAAAAATTTAGATGCCCTTGTTTTCTCAGCGGTTAGCGACTTAATTGCCCCTCAATTCCAAGATGATACAAAATTAGTTGCCATCATGAGCCGTGATTTACTAGCGGATAAATATTTCCCTCTGGTCAATCAAAGTAAGGCAAGTGAACAAGTGTCTGGCGATATTATTATGAGTACAAAACGAGTAGGCGGATTACCAGCAGTACAAGCTCCATTTGTACCAAAAGGCACAATCTTAATTACCCGACTTGATAATCTCTCCATTTATTATCAATCTGGTGCAATGCGTAGAACATTGAAAGACAACGCAGAATATGATCGCTACGAAGATTACACATCTTCTAATGATGACTTTGTTGTTGAAAATTATGAAAGTGTTGCATTGCTAAAAAATATCAAGATGGTTGATGCTCCGCAAGGAGATAGCTAATGCGACCAACCCAAAGGCATTTTCTAGAGGCATCAGCGAAAAAGGCGCATATGCAAGAAGAGCACTTACTCGCTGGTGCCACGGAATACGAAAAAATGCTCTATCTTCTTGCTCGTCATAAAAAGGATTTAAAAGAAATTCATTCTATGGAGCTAAAGGCAGAATATAAAAAGAAAATTCTGCCTGATTACCTACCATGGATAGAAGGCGCTTTAAGTAGTGCGAGTGGTAAACAAGATAATGTCTTAATGACATGGTTAATTTGGTCAATTGACTGTGAGCAATATCATCTTGCGTTACAAATTGCCGAATATGCTATTCATCAAGGGCTTGTATTGCCAGAAAACTTTAACCGCACATTATGTTCTGCGCTTGTGGAAGAATTTGCGGATAAAGCCAAAATTGCACAAAAACTTAACCGCACTTTTGACGTTGCCTATTTAGAGCGAATAGCGAAACTCACTGATGAACAAGATATGCCAGACGAAAGTCGGGCAAGACTTTACCGTGAAATCGGCTTATTAAAGCTCACATCAGAACCAAAAACTGCCTTAACCTACTTAGAACGGGCATTAGAGCTAAATTTAAATATTGGTGTACAAGGGGAAATCAAAAAATTGCGCAAACAGCTTGAGCAAGAAAATAAACCCAACGACCAATAAACAGAGCAAAGCGCAGCACGCCAAGCGAGGCGGAAAGTAACGGCTTTTTGCCTACTCACTTTCCTCACCTCGCTTTTTTTACAGTTTAAGGAAAATCATGAGTAATACCATTGCCATAAATAAAGTCAAAAATTACGCCATGGACGACTTAAAACGCCATGCAGATAAACAAGCAATAGATAATGAATTTATCCAAAATAACGGATTTTTCCCAGATATTAGCGTGCTTGATGTACGCAACACCATGCGCCTAGACGGCACAGTCACAAATGAACGGCTCAAAATGGAATTAATTGAGGCAATGGCAACCGTAAACCATGCTTTAAAAAATTACCAAAAACGCATAAAAGAAAAAGGGATAGATAGCCTTGATGATATTGATGAAGAACAAATCAACGGTGAAAGTATCGTAATCAACCGCTACAAAAGAGCCGTCTATTGTCTCACGATTGCCAACTTAAACGAACGCTATCGTTCGTATGACACCACAAAGCAAGGCGCAGAAAAAGCACAAGAATTTGAAGAAAGCGTAGATGATTTAAGACGAGATGCTCGTTTCGCTATCCGTGACATATTGGGACAGCATCGCATGACAGTGGAGTTAATTTAATGCCAAGAGTGATTTACGCACAGCAAAACGACACACTTGATGCCATTGTTTACCGCTATTTTGGCAAAACACTCGGCTTAGTGGAACAAGTATTAGAACGCAATCCACATCTTGCCAAGTTACCTGTATTAGCCATTGGCACAGAAGTCATCTTACCAAATATAGAAGATATACAGCCAACGACCAACAAAACAACCTTGAGCTTGTGGGACTAAATGAGAGGAAAAGGAATGTTAAAAAATAGCGAAACGACAGGCGCATATTTTGGATCCGTAGTTGCTATTTACAGCGGACTCACCTTAGCAGATTGGGCGGCTATCTTTGGTATTTTATTTGGTTTATTTACCATGCTGATCAACTGGTATTACAAACATAAAGAAATGCAATTAAAAGAAAAAGCTCTTAAACATCAAATTGACTTAACGGATACAGAGAATGAATAAATTAACAAAATGGAGTGCAGGGGCTATTTGCAGTGTGGCCACAATTATTGCCCTAGTAAAAACAACGCATCAAGACTTGCGAATTAGCCAACAAGGTTTAGAAATTATCGGACAAGCAGAAGGTTGTCGCAGAGATCCATATCATTGCCCAGCTGATGTATTAACCGTTGGCATAGGCTCAACTGCAGCGAGTGGCGAACCAATTAATCCGCAAAAACGTTATAACGACACAGAAATAGCGCAACGCTGGGCGCATGATTTACGCCGAGCAGAACAATGTGTAAATCAATATGGCAACGGAAAAAATCTACCGCAAGGCGCTTTTGATGCCCTCGTCTCCCTAACCTTTAATGTCGGTTGTGGAAAAATGCAAAAAAGTACCTTATTCAAACAAGCGCAACAAGGCTTTAAGCCCCAAATGTGCCAACAGTTTGATCGCTGGGTTTATGCAGGCGGGCAAAAATTAAATGGCTTAATCAAACGCAGAGCAAAAGAAAAAGTACTCTGCTTAGGATTGTAAGGGAATAATCATGAGTAAATTTGAAACCTTTTTTATCGGTGCATTTAGCAAAGCCATGATAGCAGCAGTATTAATTCTGGTCAGTGTTAATGGCTATTTATGTTTTAGTAACAAAGTGAAAGAACAAAAGTTAATCAACGCAAGCGAAATCATTAAGCAAGAAAAAGCCACAAATCAGCAATTAAGCTATCAATTAGAACATGCACAAAGGCAAATAAACCAATATCAAGCGCAAGTTAAAGCGCTACATGAAAATGTCCTAAACCATTTACAACAAGCAGAGAATAGAACCAATGAAATTATGCAAGAATTACAAAATGTTACCACTTGGAGCAATCAGCCTGTGCCTACTAACATTATCCGCCTGTTCGACAAACGAACCCGTGCGATTAATCAAGCCCACTCCCCTACTTTGCCCAATGGATCAACTGTGCCAAATGCCGCAGATAAAACTAAAAAATAACAGTGATCTCGTCTTAGCATTAGATAAATCACTGAACGCCATTGAACAATGTCGCCTTAAAGAACAAGCACTTACGCAATGCATAGAAAATTACAACCGCACTTTACAGGAAAAAAACAATGACTGATCAATTTGACCGAGCAAGTGAAATAGAAGAACAAATGCGCCAACATGCAATCCGCAAACAACAGCAACAAATGACAGACAAAAGTGCGGTGCGATTTTGCTTAGATTGTGATGAAGAAATTCCAGTAATCCGTCAAAAAATGGGGTGTTCTCGTTGCGTAAATTGTCAAATCATTTTCGAAAAACACCAACGCATTTATCGAAGATAAGGTAAAGAAAAGGAAATAGAAAATGCTCAAAGCCGAATTAATACGCAGTCTATTACAACAAGTTTCAGAAGATCTACGCAAAAACCCAGATAAATTAGAGCTATTTATTGATGAAGGGCTTATTGTTGGTGCTGGCGCCCATTCCGCATCTTATGAACTCCAATATACCTTAAATATTATCGTAAATGATTTTACTGGCTCACCTAATATGATTTTTGCGCCCCTAATGGACTTTATCCGCGAAAACCAACCCGATTTAGTGGATAACCCAGAAAGAAGAAAAGACGGTTTCCGCTTTATCGCAGACCATAACAACCACGACAGCATAGATCTATCTATTTATCTAAAACTTACAGAGCGAGTGCTCGTAAAAGAAGAAAACGGAAAAAATATCATTAAACACCTAGATGAACCACGCCTAAATGAATACCCAGACATTACAGAATGGCAATTATTTATTGGTAATAACCTAGTGCAAACATGGCAAACAGAAAATAAAGAGCGCCCATAATGGACGAAATGTTACAAGTCAAAACGGCTTTTGATACCTTATTAAAAAATATCTCAAAAGAACGCCGCAGATTGCTCTACCAACAAATCGGACGAGCACTTGCACAAAGTCAACGCAGACGCATAAAAGCACAGCAAAATCCCGACGGTTCTGCTTATGCACCTCGCAAGAAAAAAGTGCGGTCAAAAAAAGGCAGAATAAAAGCGCAGACCATGTTCAAAAAAATTAGCCAAGCCAAACACATGAAACTCCGTTACCAAAAAGAAGGCATTGAACTCGGCTTTAGTGGTAATACCGCCTATATCGCCAATATTCATCAGTACGGCTTAAAAGCAAGAGTAGAACGGAACAAGGCACATAAAGTGCAATACGCCCAGCGTGAACTACTGGGCTTTACAGAACAAGATAGAGAAATGATAGAAGATTTTGTGGTTAAGGCGTTGGCTGATGGAATATAAAAAAACGGTCAGAGTTGACCGCTGTATTTAGCTGTTTTGATATTCTTTATAGGCGAAATAGCTACAACCAAATAAGAATACACCAAATAAAGAAAGTGTAAGCAAAGGATTATCTGTTGAAGTAACAATAAATACGAACGGAGAAATAAGTAAGGCTAGTAGGAAAATAGCAACAGCTCCAACCAAAGGTAAAACGACAAAGGATAGCCAGAGATTTTTTGTGAGACTTACAGCCAGTTTAGTTATAGCTGGGAACTGTTGAGTAATTGCTGATGAGGCAAAATTTAATAAATAAACAACGAAACCAATCGCTGATAACACAATAATAGCCGCAATAATATAAGGAATTACTGAAATTAACTCAGTAAATCCAACTACAATAAAAGGTAATGTCACTAAAAAGCTAACAACACTCACTATACTAAAGAATATTGTAAAAATAGCCATAATATCCTCCTTTTTTAGCATCATAAAACGACAGTTAATTATCTGTCAATAAATAATCAATCTAGGAATAAATATGAGTAAAGATTTAAAAATTCAAATTATGTTATCTGCAATGGATAAATTTACAGCTCCAATGGGACGAGCTGCAAAAAGAAGGCATTGAACTCGGCTTTAGTGGTAATACCGCCTATATCGCCAATATTCATCAGTACGGCTTAAAAGCAAGAGTAGAACGGAACAAGGCACATAAAGTGCAATACGCCCAGCGTGAACTACTGGGCTTTACAGAACAAGATAGAGAAATGATAGAAAATTTTGTGGTTAAGGCGTTGGCTGATGGAACATAAAAAGCAGTCAGATCAATAACTACTCTGAAACGAGAATTAACCCAGAACCCAATAACCAAATAACAACAGAAAAAGGGTAAGCGAAGCACCCATTTCCATGCTAAAACCATAATTAGCTTGTGCATCAAGGTCACAATGTCCTGTTTTTTTCTGGTAAAGCATTAATAGAAAATCAAATAGCATCATCACAGGCACAAAGGCTAAAGCTAAAAACAAACAGGCAAGCCCAATGGGAATCATCAAAAAAAGAGAGATAACGGATGTCGCTGCTAATTTTGACCAAGTAAGATCGGAGAAATCCAAGGCATAATGTCCCATAATCAAACAGGCAATCAGCGTAAACAACATAGAAATATGCATAATATGCCCAAGCCAAAATAGTGTAAAGTTTTCCTTGTTCTGTTGAGAAGAAAAATCAGACTGTAACATAACAACCCCTTATTTATTTTAGGTAACTTAATTCCTTTTTTATTGAATGTCAATACGGATTAAACGAACTAAGTGCCTAGCATTCTTAGCCAATAAATAGATTATTCCACATCAAATGGGAGAAAAAGAATGAACAAAAATTTAGATGCGTAGGGTGCGCTTTAGCGCACCAATTAAATTAATCTATTTGATAATGGTGCGCTAAAGCGCCCCCTACTAAACTATCGAAGGGAATTATAGTTAGGCCCGAATTTACCAATAAAAAACAATGTAGCAAGGATGCAAATAACACTCAACAGCCAACTATCAATATAAATAAAAGTTAGGAGTAAAACACTCACTAATAGCCCAATATGCCAATGTTTTATACAAAAATAAAGGGTTTCTAAGAGTATAGAAAGAAATGAGATACCAATGGATAAGGTAAAGCAGAGAGCCAAGAATATTAAAATAGGTACTAATAAGATAAATAGTCCAGACATATATCCTCCTTTTTTTGAAAGAGATTACGCCATTTTTATTAGATATGTCAATTATTATTGATAAAGAGAGAAAACCATGAGTCAAAATCTAAAAATACAAGTATTGCTGAATGCGATTGATAAATTGACAGCTCCTTTTCGCAGTGCATCAAAACAAATAAAATCAACATCATCAGCAATAAAAGCCAATAAAAACTTATTAAAAAAATTAGAAAGTGCGCAAGAACGAGTTAAAAAAACAGGTTTACCACAAGCGCAAGAAAGGCTAAAAAATAAAATTGAGCAAACCACTCAAGCGATAAAGAAACAAAACCAAGCACTTGATAGATTAAATAAACAAGCCAAAAAGCAAGCTCAATATGATGCAAATGTAAAATTACTAAAAAAGGCGAACCAATTTACTTCTAACTTTGGACAGAGTTCAATGATGCATGGCGCAGCGGTATTAGGAGGTGGTTCATTTGCAATGAAACCAGCTTTAAATTTTGAAGAAGAATTTTCCAGAGTGCAGTCGCTGACTAGACTCGATAAAACAAAAGACGCAGAAAAAATAAAACAACTACGCGACCAAGCTAAGCACTTAGGTGCAACAACATCTTTTACTTCTGGTGATGTGGCAGCAGGACAAAGTTATTTAGCAATGGCTGGGTTTAACCAACGTCAAATTTTAGATTCTATGCCGTCAATACTAAATATGACTAAAGCTGCTGGAATGGAAATGGGACGAGTATCTGATATTAGTTCTGATATATCTTCCGGATTTAAGATACCAGCAGAAGAAATGAATAGAGTTGCTGATGTGCTAACTTTAACTTTTACGTCATCGAATACAAATCTTGAATTATTGGGTGAGACAATGAAATATCTCGGCCCAATCGCATCATCAACAGGACAAGATTTTGAAACGATGTCTGCTATGGTTGGATTACTGGGTAATGTGGGGATAAAAGGTTCTCAAGCTGGTACATCGTTGAGAGCGGCAATGTTGCGATTGGCGGGTCCTCCTAAACAGGCTAAAGAGGCATTAGATAAGTTAGGTGTATCCGCTAAAGATGCAAAAGGTAATATGCGTTCAATGACGGATATTTTAATTGATGTCAGCAAAAAAACCGAAAAAATGGGTAGTGCTAAAAAAATGGAGTACTACAAAGCCATTTTTGGAGCTGAAGCAGCCACGGCAATGGTTGAATTAGTAAATCAAGCAGGGACAAAAGGAATTCAAGAATTTGCAGAACAATTAAAAAATGCGTCTGGAACAGCAGAAAAAGTAGCTAAAACAATGTCAGATAATGTCATTGGTGATTTAAAAAATTTACAAAGTGTAGCTGAGTCTATCTCAATTTCTATTTTTGATGAAACAAATAGCGAAATTAGAGAAATGATCCAGCTGTTAAGTGGAGCCTTAAGGGAGATCAATGAATGGATAAAGCAAAATCCCAAACTTACCGCAACTATTATGAAATGGTTTGCTGGATTAGGCTTAGGGCTAGTTGTAATTGGTGCTTTAAACTTAGCATTGAGTTATTTGTTTTATCCTGTTTGGCGGATGATTTTACTTTTAAGCAAATTAAGCGAGGCATGGACATTTGGTAAGGTATTATTATTCGGCAAAACCCTAGCAGATGGTTCAAAGAAAGCAGGCTTATTTGCAAAAGCGGGCAATTTATTAGGGCGAGTTTGGAAAGCGGTTCCTAAAGTATTTTCTACCGCATGGAAATTTGTGGTAATGCTTGGACAAAATTTCGTTAAATATATCCTACTCTTTGGCAAAACCTTAATTAGCGTGATACCTAAAATTATGGCATTTAGTGCCGCTCTCTTCACTAATCCAATCTTTTGGGTTATTGCGGGAATTGTTGCCTTAATCGCTGGATTATATTTACTTTGGAAACATTGGGACAAAGTCAAAAAAGCCTTAATTGCTGGTTGGAATTGGGTTAGCCAAATCTTTGAACAAAATCCGATTTTAAATGTGTTATTCCCAATTGTGCCACTTATTAAAGGTATTATCTGGGTAATTCAAAATTGGGGGGGTAATTGTTGATACAGTAAGTAATGCAATCAGCGGTGCTTGGGAAAAACTCAAAACCAAAGCAAGTGAGGTATGGACAAGTATTAAAAATTGGTTTGCAGATGCCTTAAAACCGCTTGAAAGTCTAAAAAGTGGTGTGCAATGGCTTATAGATAATCTCAGTAAAATTTCATGGGACGGCATTAAGCAAGGTGCAAAAGACCTTGGCAATAACATCAAAAACTATGCTGATGAAAAAGCGACTCAGGCAGGTAATTGGGCTCGTGACAAATGGCAAAGAACTAAAGATTTTTTTAGTTTTAGCTCGGGTGGTTATACTGGCAACGGTGGCAAATACGCCCCAGCTGGTATCGTACATAAAGGCGAATATGTCATGACCAAAGAAACAACATCACGCCTTGGTGTACCTCTACTTAATGCTCTTAACTACGGTAAAAAAGCCATGCTGACGGCTGGCGTGGGAATGACGGTTGCCACGGCACAACCTTTTGTTATTGATAACAGACCGCCATTAAATCCAAGCGCCACGCATAATCCACAAAGCACAAGCCAACCGATGCAAGTGACTATTAATATCAATGCAACGACAGGACAAAGTGCTGTAGATATTGCAAGAGAAGTGGAAAAAGCCTTAGTGCGTATTGAGCAACAAAAACAAGCTCGTGTAAGATCCAGTTTAAGAGATAGAGATTAATTAAAAGGGCGAAAGCCCTTTTTTATTGAAAAAAGTCTTTATTTCATAGAAAAAATCAAGTAATTTGTTGCTCAAGGAGCCGAAAAGCTATAATATTGTGCAAATTTTTGGGGGAACAATGACAAATTTTTCATTAAATCCTATTTTTGATGGATTAAAGCCGATATTTGCACAATGCAAAATAGCCGTGATGTCCGTTTTTATTCTCTCTCCAGTGGCATTTAGTGCCACTCAAAGCAACGTTGTTGAAAATAAACCTATTCAAATTCGTGGCATTAATGCAATATCGCAACATACCAATACTGAATTAAATCAGTTTATTGATAATATGATTGGGTTAATTAATACCATTAATCCTTTTATTGATTTTACTACCCAAATTGCCTATGAAATGGGGGCATTAATTACCGACCAAGATTTAATTGAGTTGGAACAAAGATTAAAAGACTTTAATCAAATTACACAACAAATAAAAGTGAATATGCCACAATCTATTGAAAAAAATAAAATCTTTGTTGAAAAGTTGATGTCTCTTAGCCAAAAAATGACAATATTCTCTCAAGTTGTTAAAAGTGTAAAGTATAAAGCCATATCAGATAAAGTTGTTTCTACTCGCATTTATCAGGGAGAAGAAAGTATCGGTTATAGATTTAATGCCGAACATAATTTTGATGAGTTCAAAAAATTGATATTAGCGTAGCAATTATGGCTGAGATGATAATTGACTTATCTGGAGAATTTAAGGAAGGGCGTTTGAATACGCCTTTTTTTAAAGACGTTCAGTATATGAATGAGGATGAATTAAAAATCCTTTTCCAATTTATGCAAGATGTGGGGACATGAAAACCATTACGGGGTAAAAATAAACCATCTTGGCTCAATGATAACCTTGATAGACTTCCTAATACTGAATTTTATGAACAACATAACATTTGGCATTATCATTGTGGTCCTTATCCTGAAAGCACTCGCTTAAACCAAATCCGCCATTTAAAATTTAATTTGAATGGAGAAACATCAAGCGCAGTTATTCATTATCAAAAAATAAGTGATAACCATATCTTTATATTAGCTTATTCGCCACAGCATGAGCCTTTTCCTAAAGAAAGTGATATACCTAATCCATTATTACAAAGATTAAAATAGATTCATATTTGTCTGCTCAATCAAATAGTGTTAGGATTGTGAAAATTAAAGCGGAGGTTTATATGTTGCTGAAAGAAAAAGGCTATGATGATTTTGTCAAAGATTGCGTACAAAAAGGGCGTGATGAATTAGATGCAGGACTAGGTGTTAGTCTAGAACAGGCAAAAGAAAGTTCACGTAAACTGATTGAACGTAAAGCAAAAGAATTAGAAAGCCTTAACGGAAAAGTGGCTTATGCCTAAAGTTATCATTCTTCCACAAGCCTTAAATCAAATTAATGAAATCATTGAAAATGTTATTGAATTTACAGGCTATGAAGCAAGTGGCATTCGTTTATTTGAAGATATTTACGATAAAATAGATCAAATTGCATTTATGCCTCTTGCGGCAGGTCGCTTAAGAGATGATGGAACTAGAGAGGCTTTTGTTAGACGTTATCGTATTGTCTATGAAATTAAAGAAAATCATATTTTTATCTTAACTGTTATCCATAGCAGCCGAATTTACCCTCAACCATAAAGCGAGATTTACTCGCTTTTTGTTATCTCCATTTTAACAATTCCCCATACTACTCAAGTACGCTTAAATTTCTCAAAATGCTCTTTATTTCATATTGAGAAACGGTAATTGCGATGCAAGCGGAATTTAACCGAAAATTAGAAAATATTGTGCGCTACGGTGTCGTAGCGGAAGTGGATCATGAAAAACGCCGTGCAAAAGTAAAAACGGGCAATATCTTAACAGATTGGTTGCCTTGGTGTGCCCTCCGTGCTGGAACCACTAAAATCTGGTCACCAGTAACAAAAGGCGAACAAGTTATTCTTATCTCCCCAGCTGGCGAAATTAATAGCGGTTTTATTTTATCCGCTCTCTATACTTTTGAATTTGATACGCCGAGCTATTCACCCGATGAACATGTTATTCAATTTGCTGATAATGCAACAATTCAGTACAACCAAGCCACAGGCGAACTAAAAGTCAGAGGAATAAAAACCGCACTTATTGAGGCTAGCACCAGTGTAACCCTCAAAACGCCATTAGTTCATTGCACGCAAGATGTAAATGTTGACGGTAATGTCAATATTAAAGGTTCTGTTTCTGCACAAGGTGACATTCAAGCACAAGGCGACATAACCGCAGGCACAGTATCGCTTAAAAACCATACTCATCAAGGCGATAGTGGCGGCATAACAGGAGCGCCAAATGGATAAAAATACAGGGCGTTATTGCGATAACGAAAATGCACATCTACGGCAATCCATTTCAGATATTTTACTTACGCCCATTGGATCACGTATTCAGCGACGTGATTATGGCAGTTATATTTTTGAGCTTATCGACCGCCCTATTTCAAAAGCCTTAATGTTGCAACTGGCTGTGGCATCTGTCATTGCCTTAAAAAAATGGGAACCTCGCATAGAAGTGACTCGCTTTTATGTCGATATTGAACCAGAACAGGCCAAGATAACGGCGAATATGGACTTTATCCGCAAAGAAGACAAAGAAAAAATAAACTTTAATCAAATTGTATTAGGGACAAGAAATGAGCGAACTCGTTGATTTATCTAGGTTAGATGCGCCAAAAGTCCTAGAAAATCTGGATTTTGAACAACTTCTTGCGCAACGCAAGGCGCAATTTATCGCCCTCTATCCAGCGGATAAACAAGCCTATTGGCAAACAGTGTTATCTCTCGAGAGCGAACCAATTAACAAACTATTGCAAGAAAATTGTTATTTACAGTTATTGGAGCGCAAACGTATTAATGAGGCAGCAAAAGCAACCATGCTAGCTTATGCAACAGGCTCAGATCTTGACGTTATTGCCGCTAATTTTAACGTGAAACGCTTGGTCATACAGGAGGCAGATTACAGTGTTAATCCGCCAATAGAACAAGAACTGGAAAGTGATACTGACTTACGTTTACGTTGCCAATTGGCATTTGAAGGCTTATCTGTTGCTGGTCCTCGTTCTGCTTATGTGTTTCATGCGTTATCTGCCCATGCTGATGTTGCCGATGTTTCTGTTGTATCGCCTTCGCCAGCCAATGTGACAGTGACAATTTTAGCCAAACAAGGCAATGGTACCGCCAATGAAGACGTATTAAACGCAGTTACTAAACGGCTAAATGATGAAAGCATTCGCCCTATTGCAGATCGTGTCATGGTGCAAAGTGCAACTATTCATAATTACCAAATTCATGCCAAGTTACATATTTATCGTGGTCCAGAATATGAACCCATAAAAAAAGAGGCGCAAGCAAAAATCCAAAAATATACCGAAGATAAGCGCAGATTGGGGCGAGATATTACCTTATCGGGTATCTATGCCGCCTTACATATCGAAGGGGTACAACGAGTGGAATTATTACAACCACAAGCAGATATTGTCTTACCGAATAATAAAGCGGGCTTTTGCAATAACATCAACATTGAACTGGTAACCGCAGATGATTATTGATGAAACTATCCCAAAAGTAACCGCACTTTTGCCTTTAGGCAGTAGTGAATTAGAGCGTAAGGCAGCCGAAGTTTTACAGTTCGCTGTCCGCAATCCCATTATTATTGCAGATTTAATTAATCCAGAACGTTGCCCTGTTAATCTTTTACCTTATTTAGCTTGGGCATTTAGCGTCGATAAATGGGACGAACATTGGACAGAAGAAGTTAAACGCATTGCCATTAAACAGGCTTTTTTAATCCACAAATACAAAGGCACGATTAGCGCCATTAGACGAGTCGTTGAGCCAATCGGCTATTTAGTGGAATTAAAAGAATGGTTCAATATGCAACCGCAAGGCACTCCGGGAGCATTTAGTATCACAGTTGAGGTATCTGAAAGCGGATTAAATGAACAAACCTATAACGAATTAGTGCGACTTATTGATGATGCGAAACCTGTATCACGCCACTTAATTCAACTCGCCATTGCTATATCACCAACAGGCAATTTAAATCATTTTATTGGGCAATATAGTGGCGAAATTATCACAATCTATCCATAGATAACCAAGGAAAGAACATGGCAAAAACCTATTATTCTGTATTAACACAATATGGTACACAGCTGATTACCTCCGCTATTGCCCAAAAACAGCCTTTGCAATTATTAAAAATGGCAATTGGTGATGGAAATGGACAAGCTATCACGCCAGAACCCAGTGCTACAAGATTAGCACGACAAGTTTATAGCAATAATGTTAGTGCAATCTCGGTTGATCCAAGAAATAACAAACAAGTCATCTTTGAATTAACCATTCCAGAAACAGAAGGCGGTTTCTGGATTAGAGAAATTGGGCTTTTAGATAATCAAAATAGACTTGTTGCTTATGCAAATTGCCCAGAAAGTTTTAAACCCACGGTATCAAGCGGTAGTGGTAAGGTGCAAGTTATTCGCTTAATTTTAGCCGTATCATCATCTGATGCTTTTGAATTAAGTGTAGATAATACGGTTATCTTTGCCAAAACAGGACAGGTTAGCCCGAAAAAAATTGATGCGACCAGCCAAAATACCGTTGATGATAATGGGCATGCTCACGCCATTGCACAAGCTAGCACAAGTGAAAAAGGAATTGTGCAACTCACTAACGACACAGGCTTAGACAGCGAAAACCTAGGCTTAACCGCAAAAGCGGGTAAGATTTTAGCCCAAGGGATAGCCGCATTAAGGCTTGCGTTAAATAATTACATCCCTAACAGCAAAAAATCCGATGCAACCGATAGCAATAGCTCCGATACAGTCGCTACATCAAAAGCTGTCAAAGAGGTTAAAGAAATCGCTGAAAGCAAACAATCCCCAGCAACAACCCTAGAAGGCTACGGCATTGCTAATTTTAAAATCGAACAAAGCACGGGCAATGCCAATGACTATAAAACTGACGGTAATTATTATTTTGCTAGCGGTCAAAATTTGCCAGATAGCAATGCTTGGCATATTGAAGTGGTAAGCGGTGGACAGGCTAATGCCGTGCGACAAATCGCCAGAAAAGCTAATGACACAAAAATCAAAACCCGCTTTTTTAATGGCTCAAGTTGGAGCTCTTGGAAAGATACTGGCGGTGATGGCATACCTATTGGGGCTATTGTAGCATTCCCCAAAGAGGTAACTAATCCACAAGGATTTTTGTTAGTAGAGGATTTAACATTTAATCCACAAACCTATCCCGATTTATACCGCACTTTAGGCAATAAAAACAAAGTGTCTAATATCAAGCGGTCAGATGTGGGAATGTTGGCGTATTTTCCAACGGATAATATCTCTGATGGTTGGATTGACTTTGATAGCATTCGCACCACGGTCACACAACAAAATTATCCAGAGCTTTATCAGCATTTAGTGGCGAAATATGGTTCAATCAATAATGTCCCGTTGGCTGAGGATAGATTTATTCGCAGTGTAGGACGAGGCTTAACAGTTGGACAAATACAGGATGACGAACTGAAATCTCATACTCACAGATATCCCTTATCTCATCCTGAGTCATCTAATGGTATTAATCAATCCAATTGGACAGATAGCGTAATTAAAACGATAGATATAACTTTAGGTAAAGATCCTGAACCATCAGATAACAGATGGGCACGCTCAACACAAGCTGAAGCCTATGAAGGCGGAAGTGAGACTCGCCCTAAGTCAATCGTATTTAAGCTCTGCATCAAGGCAAAAAATAGTTTTGATGATGTGCGTTTTTGGATTAAGGCATTTGGCGAAGTAGTCAATATTGGCGAATTAGATGCTGGTAGATTGGCAGTTAGCATTCAAGAAATACGCAAAGAAAATCAGGTATTGCAACAAACGCTAGAGCAAAAAGGCGAAGAAATCAAAGGAGAGGTTGACTCACGTGTTGAGACACGACTGAAAAAGCTTACAACAGACTTAGTCAAAGCAAAACAGCCTGAGGTTGTTTGGAAAGGTAACGCACAACAAAACGACTCAACAATAATCACTTTGTCTAAATCAATTACAGACAAAACGGTTATTTTATACTTACAAAATAATGCAAATGCGACAAATTGGTGGCAACAAGGCGAACTTCACTCGGTAAGTTTTTATTTGGACGGTTGGTTTGCATTAAAAGAAGTAACCGCAAAAAAATATATAAACACAACGGCTCATATTAACGGCTGGAATACTTTCAAAATTGAAATAGTAAGCCAAAATCAGATCCGTTTGATTGATATTGGCGGCTTATATTTAAAACAAATCTCAGCAATTTAGGAGTGAAAATGAACGTTTATTTTTTGAAATCAAATCTTAAGCAATATCAAATAGAGCCTATTCCCTCAAACCTTGCGGACTTTGTGGAGACAGAGATGGATTATTCAGACTTAGACCGCTTACAGATGATTAAATACCAAGGCGAGTTTATTTTGGTAAAAAAACAGCCTTCTGAATTGCATATTTGGAACGGTAAAGAGTGGATAATTGATAGTGAAACATTGGCAAAACTCAAAGCCGAACAACAAGCGCAAATGTGGGAGAAAATCAAGCAGCGTCGCTATGATAACGGCTTACGGGGCGTGTATGTAGCACGGGTGGATAAGTGGTTCCAAACAGGCGAAGAAGAGAAGACTAAATATTTAGGTTTGGACAAAGTGATTGACAAGCTAGGAAAAATTCAATGGAAGACTTACGACAATTCTTTTGTTGAATTAGACCGCACTTTGCTTGATGAAATCTTCTTGCAAATGGTTGTCACCGAAAATGCCGACCATATCAACGCAGAAAAGCACAGAATGGCGATGATGAGCGTAGAAAATCCGCTGGAATATGATTATTCGAGCGGTTGGGCGGAAATCTATGAGGAGGGTAAATAATGGAGAAATTAAAAAATTATTTTTACCATGTTTTTGTGGGACTTGACCAATTTTTAAATGCAGTCGCTGGCGGTGCCGCAGATGAAACCTTTTCAAGCCGTTGCTATCGTGGTGCAGTTTTAGCCAAACAGCCTAAAAAGCGTTGGCGATTTTGGTTTCATTTTGTCAATGGTTTGTTTTTTGACAAAAAACATTGCGAAATGGCCTATGAAAGCGAAGTAAAAAGACGGCAATATCCGCCTGAGTTCTCTAAGGTTGAGGGTTGAAAAAGAAAGAGTAAGGGCATACAATATAGGAAAGGGATGAACCGAAGTCCGCCCCTTTTGGTTGGTTGCCTATCTTGCGATAGGGGTATCTGCAGTCAGCAAGCAGATAATGATTAAAATCAGTAGTATTTTAAACCATTTCACACATAATCACCTCCTTAGATCAGTAAGATTCGGAGGATGTAGCTAACCCGAGTGCCAGTCGGGTTAACTACAACACCCGACCAACCGTTTAGTAGTATAACAAAAGCCGCCTAGTACCTCAATGTACGGGCGGTTTTGCTTTTATAGGCTATCTTTCTGTACTGTAAATTCCCTTTTCACATCTCCAGCAAATAGACCACACTTTGCGAACCTTGCAAAATATCCAAGATTTAACCTAAACCGAAGATTTAACCAAAAGGATCTGATTATGGATTATTTACATGGTGTTCGAGTTATCGAAATTAATGAAGGTACTCGCACAATCAAAACCGTTGCTACTGCGGTTATTGGAGTCGTTTGTACTGCCAATGATGCCGATGCACAAACATTCCCTCTTAATACACCCGTCTTACTTACTAATCCTTTAAACGCTATTGGCAAAGCAGGTAAACAAGGTACCTTAGCGAAAACCCTTGAGGCAATTAGTGACCAAGTGAATACCTTGACTGTTGTTGTGCGCGTGGAGCAAGGCGATGACGAAAGTGATGAAGGTGCACAAACAACAGCGAATATTATCGGTACGGTCACAGAACAAGGGCAATACACTGGCATGAAAGCCTTATTAGTTGCGCAAAGTAAAGTTGGGGTAAAACCTCGTATTCTGGGCGTGCCTTATCTTGATAACAAAAATGTGGCGACGGAATTAGCTAGCATAGCGAAAAAACTCAATGCTTTTGCTTATATCTCTGCGCATGGTTGTGCAACTAAAGAACAAGCGGTGCAATATCAAAAAGGGTTTGGGCAACGTGAAGTCATGGTTATTCATGGAGATTTCTTAGCCTTTGATGTCAATAGCAAACAAGTTAAAGAAGAAAGTGCGGTTGCTCGTGCTTTAGGTTTGCGTGCTTATTTAGATAAAACAGTAGGCTGGCATAAAACTATTTCTAACGTGGTTGTCGAAGGGGTTAGCGGTGTAAGTCGTGATATTACCTTTGATATTCAAGATACCAGTACCGATGCAAACTATCTAAACGAAAATAAAATTACCGTGCCAATTAATTTTAATGGCTATCGTTTATGGGGTTCTCGTACTTGTTCTGATGACCCGTTATTCCAGTTTGAAAACTATACCCGAACCGCTCAGATTTTGCGTGATACGATTGCAGATGCGCACGCTTGGGCAATTGATAAACCGATGACACCGACATTAGTCAAAGACATTATCGAAGGGGTAAATGCAAAATTCCGTGAGCTTGTGGCGTTGGGCTATATTGTTGATGCAAATTGTTGGTATGACGCGGAAATCAATACCAAAGATACTTTAAAAGCCGGTAATTTGTATATCGATTATGACTATACGCCTGTGCCGCCTTTAGAAAACTTAAATTTCCGTCAACGTATTACTGACCGTTATTTAACTGAATTTGCTGCCAAAGTAGCGGCAGCCTAGGAGATAAAACATGTCTTTACCGAATAAATTAAAATTGATGCATTTACATCAAGATGGCCACAGTTATTTAGGGCAAGTTAACGAGGTTACTCGCCCGAAACTTGCGATTAAAGCTGAAAGTTATCGTGCTGGCGATATGTTAGGCGGAACCGCCCTTCAATTCAATCTAAAGAGCGACTTGTTTTGTTATTCATCTAGGATATCTTAGAAAACTCAGGCGGATATTGTCGTCTTTTTACTTCGCTTTCATAGGCTGTTTCACAATGTTTTTTATCAAAAAACAAACCATTGACAAGATGAAACCAAAATCGCCAACGCTTTTTAGGCTGTTTGGCTAAAACTGCACCACGATAGCAACGGCTTGAAAAGGTTTCATCTGCGGCACCGCCAGCGACTGCATTTAAAAATTGGTCAAGTCCCACAAAAACATGGTAAAAATAATTTTTTAATTTCTCCATTATTTACCCTCCTCATAAATTTCCGCCCAACCGCTTGAATAATCATATTCCAGCGGATTTTCTACGCTCATCATCGCCATTCTGTGCTTTTCTGCGTTGATATGGTCGGCATTTTCGGTGACAACCATTTGCAAGAAGATTTCATCAAGCAAAGTGCGGTTCATTTTGACGAAAGAATTATCTGCACATTTCCAATCAATCTCGCCTAGCTTGTCAATGACCTTATCTAAGCCTAGGTATTTTGTTTTCTCTTCTTCGCCTGTCTGAAACCATTTTCCGACCCGTGCGATATAAACCCCGCCTAAGCCATTTTCATAGCGTTTTCGTTTTATTAGTTCCCAAACTTGCGCCTGTTGGTCGGTTTTGAGTTGGGCTTGATGCTCTTTTGAAATCACCCATTGCCCATTCTCAAAATGATGTAAAGGGCTAGGCTGCGGTTCAGCAAGTTGCGGATAGCCTTTTTCGTCCGTGACGATTTGTTTGCCTTCTGATTGTCCTTCCAATAAAGTGCGGTATAAATCTTCGGAGATTTCCACCGCATTTTCGGGAATTTGCTCGTGAATATCGCTGATATAAAATCCGTCTTTAAAATAAATTGTCATCTCATCGCTCCCTATTTCCATCTACCAATTCCAATAATATTTACTTGTAGATTATTGGTGTTATATGAACCTTCGAAAAGCCAATATTTCACTTTTGCATTAGTAGTCCCACTTTTATTAAAAGTAATCCAGCAATCCCTAACTTCATCTAATTCTGAATGTACAGTTCCACTTAATACTGGAGTAGAGACAAATGTTTGTGCCCAATTAAAAGTAAATCCCAAAACATTATTATTATGATTTGCTACTTGATTGCTTCTATAAGTTTGAATCATCGTCCCATCTGGGAACTTATAGATTTCAAAATTAGCTATTTTTTGATAACTGAACGCTGCATTTATTAATTGATTTGTAGTTTGATTAAAGTTTGTGATTTGACTCGTGGTATGGGTATGATTTGCATCAGCTTTACCTTGCAACTCTTGTGCTAATCGACTTGCATCTAATTCCCCAACATTTGCCACTTCGCCAAAAGCCTTAATCCAGAACTTAACATCATCAAAGGTATTTTTTGCCTTTATACATAGTTTAAAAGCAATGGATTTAGGGCGTGCAACCCCCACCAAATGACCTGTTGAGTTCGGGTTTTGTGCCGCTGGGGATAAGTCTTCATTTTTATTTTTTGGTACCCACTCACCCTGTGCCCAGCCTAAGCCCGCATCATAAGATGACATTTCGTTTGCATTGATAATATCCAATCCGACTTTATTTGCGGTCTCTGCATAGCTAGCACCTATTGTTTTAACATAAGGCGAAAAAGGCGCACCGCCATCGGTTGAGTCTGCGGCAATTAATGAGCCTGTTTGCTTCTGCCCAACCGCTAAACTGCCATGCGCATTACGAATAAATCTATCCTCAGCCAACGGGACATTATTAATTGAGCCGTATTTATCCACTAAATGCTGATAAAGCTCTGGATAATTTTGTTGTGTGACCGTGGTGCGAATGCTATCAAAGTCAATCCAACCATCAGGGATATTATCCGTTGGAAAATACGCCAACATCCCCACATCTGACCGCTTGATATTAGACACTTTGTTTTTATTGCCTAAAGTGCGGTATAAATCGGGATAGGTTTGTGGATTAAATGTTAAATCCTCTACTAACAAAAATCCTTGTGGATTAGTTACCTCTTTGGGGAATGCTACAATAGCCCCAATAGGTATGCCATCACCGCCTGTATCTTTCCAAGAGGTCCAACTTGAGCCATTAAAAAAGCGGGTTTTGATTTTTGTGTCATTAGCTTTTCTGGCGATTTGTCGCACGGCATTAGCCTGTCCACCGCTTACCACTTCAATATGCCAAGCATTGCTATCTGGCAAATTTTGACCGCTAGCAAAATAATAATTACCGTCCGTTTTATAGTCATTGGCATTGCCTGTACCTTGTTCAATTTTAAAGTTAGTAATGCCGTAGCCAGCTAATGTATCTGCTGGGGATTGTTTGCTTTCGGCAATATCTTTAACCTCTTTGACGGCTTTTGATGTAGCGACTGTATCGGAGCTATTGCTATCGGTTGCGTCGGATTTTTTGCTATTAGGAATGCGGTCATTAAGGCTACGAGAGTTGCTATCTATTAAGGCTTTTAATAAATAAGCTGTTTTAGGCGTTAAAGCTAAATCTTCTCTCTGGCTGTCATAGCCTGTGTAAAGTTGTGCTAAGCCTTTTTGTGATAAGGTGGCGTACGGAATTTCGTCTAATGCAAAGCCCCAACGAACCCAATAAGCAGAATCAGGAGTATCTGGTTGATGATTGGTGTTTTGTTGCAAACTGCGGTAGGTTTTACCGTTATATTGCACATAAGCACCTTGTGGGTATTCTAATGTTGATGACCATTCTGCTAGACCTCGTTGAGCAAGGTAAAGCATGTGTTCATCAATGCGTTTGAATAATCCGTTGAACCATTCCATCGGAGGAATGCCTGCGGTTTGCTCAAAGCTAATCCCCCAACCTCTGGCAATATTGGGGAAATTTTCGGTTTCTCTTGGTTTTGCTTGGCTAGCAAAGACCTTTTCATCTAATTTGTTGTAAACTGTCATAAAGATACCTTATTGAATTTCATAGTGGATTTTAACCCCAGCTTGATGGGGTAAAATATCGAGGTGATCGACCGCAAACTGCTTGAATTGCGTGATATGTTTTCGTGGGATTTGTACAGTAACGGTCATATTGTAGTTATCAATAACAATGCTCTCGTTGCCAAAAATAAAATGGCACGCTTCAATGATGTTATCTAGCGTGCCCGTTTGGTAGTTTTTTAAAATTCGGCATTTAATCAGAAAGCGATAATCTTCATCACTTAATCTTACCGAGTCAGAAAGCGGATCGCGTTTTCGATACCATTCTCCGCCACCTTTTCGCTGTTTGCCAAAACTGAGGGTGTGCGGAGAACCTCTAAATCCGAAAAATTTACGCAGTTGGTAGCCGTTGATTACCCTGAATTGCCCTACATGCTTACCAACAAGATCGAGTTGATGTCCTGTTGCCTGATCAATATTAAGTACGTTCTGCAGGTGATATAAATCAATAAACCCCTGCGTGAGAACTCGCTCAATGAGTTGGCAAGTGGATAAGGCTTTGGGCTTGTGTCGATATTGCCAAATTAATAAATCTGCATATGCCATTATTCCACCTCGATGTGAATATCACCGTTTAAAATCCGAGCTAGTTCTCTAGGCTGAATAGGAATATTAGCCGCTTGGCGAGATTGTCCTTTTTTAGCGATTTTTAAGGTTTTTACCCAGAACCCACCAACCGTATTAATCGGGGAATAAAGCCTTGAAAGTGAAATGAACTGACCGATTTTGAATTGAAGTGCGGTTAAAATTCGCTTGATTTCGTCTTTATCTATTTCGGTAAAATCTTCGTATCGAACGAGGGTCATTTCAATCTCTACATCGACAGGTGTAGGGCGGTCAAAACGGATTTCTCTTTGTCTGCCAAATCGATTTAAGATAACAGTCTGCCGACCTTGCAAGCCCACACCCGCTCCTTTGTTGTTGTAAATCATCTGAGCGATTTGATTATCATCACCGCCATCAACAATAACATTTAAGCTATGTGCTTCAACGCCAAACTTATCTGTTTTGTTTGTATTATTTTCTAGCACGACAACTTGTTTTACATCGGCAAGATCGCTGATTTCGCCTTCGATAGCTTCTGCTGAGTTTTTGGCATTTTTCGCTCGGCTTTTAACAAAACGCTGTCTTAATTCAATATCAGTTTCTTCTTCTGTGCCAAGTTCAGATTGCGTGCTTGTTGTGGCATTATTTAAACCTAGTGTCACTGTTTCGATATTAAGCTGAGTAGATGATTGAACGGGGTATGCACCTAATAATTCACTTCTGAAATCTGCTCGCGCAGAGCCACTTTCATTGAGTTGAGTAGGGCGGATTAACTGCCATCTGATTTTATTAGGGTCAGATAAGGTAAGTTGATGAATTTCGGTGTGTGGATCTCCCGTTAAAATAACCGACCTTAAATAACTGTAGCTGGCTTGGCGGCGAATAAGTCCAGCATAGGCGACACGCTGCTCTAGCCAAGCTCCCGTGGCTAAATCAGGATCTAATTGCTTGTAAACCATCTCTGCCAACTCTTCGTAATCGGCTCGGATTTGAGCGATTAGCCCTATCATCTGCCCATCAGGGGTATCAGGGGCAATATTAATATTTTGTCCGTAGATTTTTTTAAAGCCTTGTTCCAAGGTTAAAACAATCTGATCTAAACGTTCGATAATAATGCCATTATCGGTTAGGGTTGCCATTATCACCTCCTATATAGCGACCTTGATGCATATTTTGGTAAATATCCTCATACTCAATTTGAATGTTCAGCTGTCGAGTATTTGGATCTAAAAAGGCGTGGTAATTTGTTATTTTCACCACGCCTTCAGTCTCTAAAACTTGCCGCTTAATTCGTATTTCAAGTTGTTCTAAATCCCCATTTCGCCCCATCTCTTCCAGCCAAGGCAAGCCATGCTCTAAATTTAAAAACCAGTCTTTTTCAAAAGACCAGAGTCTTGTTTGTACATTCTGAGCGATAGCTTCAGACTCGGTAGCATAACTGTTAAAACCTTGCCCGAATGTCCAGTCGTGATTTTTGTCTAAGCGTCTTACTTTCATTTTTCACCTCAAATTAGGAAGGTTTAGAGCTGCTACCATGGACGTGGTTTTTACCTGAAATACCAGCGGATAGCACATCAGTGCTACTTGAGATTGTTCCTGTTGCACTAATCTCACCTTGTTGTGTGGTATTGCCTTGAATATCTATATCTCCTTTGATAAAAATACCGCTCTTTGTAAGGCGAATATAAATACTGCCATCTAAGGTTTGCAGAGATAGCCCATCAGCAAAAAAGTCTTTTATTACTTGAGGAACCGAGCAAATACCCGGAACAAACATCGCATCAGATAAATCATGAAAACGATAATCTAACGGCTCTTTTGCATCGCCTGATTGCCACCAACCGTCAATACAACGCTCAGAAAAAATAGCCATACCTTCATCACCAGCTTTCAGCGGAAAAGTCACTGCAAAACCGCCACCACGAGAAAAGCTGACAGGCACATCAACTAAGGGCGGAATTTGCAGGGTTTTGCCTTCTGATAGAATTTGTTTGACTTGCAATGCCAGTACGACAGTTTGATTTTGAGAATTAAAGCTCACGACTTTTGCGGGCAAGGCAGTATGAATATTTTTTTGCAGTTGCAAAATTTGCTGATCTACTGAGGTTTCTGCACTTGCAGTATGAAGATCATAGTTCATTATTTTTCTCCGCTTTTGACTTTTTCAAATTTTCCGCCCACCACGGTTAGTTTGCTCACCCAGTCACCGCCTAAGCCGTCACCTTGATGAGATAATTTCACGATTTTGTACTGTCCATTAAAGTAGTCCAAAATTGACCGCACTTCGACTAATCCGCCAATTTGTAAGGCTGGATTAAGCAGACAACTTAATTCTAAGCCGTCATCGGTTTGTTCAGGCGAATTGATCATGCCTGTTTCTTGTGATAATAAAACCACCTCATCACCTAATACTTTGTCACGAGGTAAAAAGACTAAATTACCATCTTGGATTGACCAATCAGCGTTATTATTCTTGGCTATTTTGCTGATAATTTCTCTGCTATCGCCATTTAATACTCGCCCTCTAGGTAATTTACGTTTATTAGGCACATCAATAGTTCCCGCCTGAACTGTTGGCATGGTTTGCTGTAAGGATTTAATAATATCCTCATCTGTCGCACCTGATTTAAGGGTAGTTTGTGCCATAGATTGCGTATAGGCTTGATGTCCGTCTGAACATTCTAAGAACAAAATAAAATCAAGATTATCTCGCTTAACTTTGACCTTAGTGATTTCGCCTAGATAAATTTGCCGTAAAGTTTGATAACCCACAGATAAGGCAATTTTTTTAAAGGATTGGCTTAATAGTTGGTTGATATGATTGCGGTTTAAATTCCAGATCTGGAATGTAGCTGGATTAGGTTTGTCATTAATAGTTTTGTCAATTTCAAAAGCTACTCTTAGACTATCAATAATCAAGGTTTCGCTATCGTTACTTATGGCAACTTGCCATTGTCGTCCAAATTGTTTCATAAACTCTTACCTAAAATTAACTTGCTTTTTGTAGTGCATAACACTACAATAAATTATTATTATCTGAGGGCGATTTATGATTATTTCGTTTAAACATAAAGGGCTAGAAAAGTTTTATTTAACAGGCAGTAAAGCAGGCATTCAAGCTAATCATGCCGCGAAACTTAGTAGAATTTTAGCTAGATTAGAAGTAGCAAAAATACCTCAAGATATGAATATTCCAGGCTGGAATCTTCATTCATTAACAGGCAATCTTGCTCAGCATTGGAGCGTAAAAGTCAACGGAAATTGGCGTGTTACTTTCAAACTAGAAAATGGCCACGCTGAAATTGTCGATTATCAAGACTATCATTAGGAGAATATTATGACTATGTTTAACCCTCCTCATCCAGCAGAAATTCTCAGAGAAGATATTTTGCCAGAATTGGGATTAACAGTTACAGAAGCAGCTAAACAGCTTGGGGTTAACCGTGTTACCTTATCTCGCCTATTAAGCGGAAAATCTGCAATTAGTGCTGATATGGCATTGAGATTGCACGCATGGTTAGGCGAAAATAGTCCAACACCTGAAAGCTGGCTGCATCAGCAAGCTAATTATGATTTATGGATTGCCTCTCAAAAACAGCAATTTAAGATCACACCTACGCAATCATTGAATTATTCTTGCTAAATTTTCTCACCAATATACAAAAAACATCTTGATCCTAAATCGTTCAAACTCATAGGATCAAGATTTGCTCCGCTTTCATCACTTAGCCATAAAAAATAAGGCTGCGTAGTACGTTCAAGCAATTTCACCCCACAAACTAAGGCTAACCCTTGGCAAATTTGTTTTTGGTTGATTGGCTCAAAAACGTCCATAACCCAACAATTTCCAATGCTATTAAATCGCAAGGTAATTCTGATCTTGCGGTTTAAAAATTCAATAGTTTGTTCCTGAAAAGGTGCATTTGTGATAGGGATTTGATGTAGTTGCATATTTTTACCCATAAAAAACCCCACGAATATCGTAGGGTCTTAGATACTAAGTTCGATGTTTATTTTATTTTCTGTAAGAGTTCACTGCTAGATATTTTAGAGTAATTATTTTCCTGTACTTTTTTGTAAACAAAATACATATCAGCCAACCACCATATAATACTGATAGGTAAAATTGGAAGGCATAGCAATTTAATCAATCCCTTTCTCGAGCCTCTCCCATAATTTGTGTAAATACCTTTTTCTGAGATAATACATCTAGATACAGGCATTTTATTATGAACGAAAAACAACTTCACGCCTTGGCAGCGGAATTTGCCAAAACCCTAAAAACCCCAGAAGACCTTAATCAGTTTTCACGAATGCTCAAAAAAATCACGGTAGAAGCGGCGTTAAATGGTGAGCTGACAGACCACCTTGGCTATGAAAAGCATCAGCCCAGAAAAGGCAAAAATGCACGTAATGGCTACACATCCAAGACTATCATCTGTGATGAAGGTGAGATAGAAATTGACACCCCTCGTGACCGCGATGGCAGCTTTGAGCCACAACTTATCAAGAAAAATCAAACCCGTATTACCGGGATGGATGAACAGATTATTGCCTTATATGCCAAGGGCTTAAGCAATCAAGAAATCGTTGAAATGTTCAAAGAACTCTATGATGCGGATGTGTCAACAAGCCTGATTTCTCGTGTGACAGATTCTGTAAAAGAACGCGTAATAGCATGGCAAAGTCGTGCACTTGATGCAATTTACCCGATTGTTTACTTGGATTGTATCGTGGTGAAAGTGCGTCAAGATGGACGAATTATCAACAAATCCGTGTTTGTGGCATTAGGTGTCAATCTGGAAGGACATAAAGAACTTTTAGGGCTTTGGATTGCGGAGAATGAAGGGGCGAAGTTCTGGGCTAATGTGCTCACTGAATTACAAAATCGTGGCTTGAAAGATATTTTTATTGCTTGCGTAGATGGTTTAAAAGGCTTTCCAGAAGCTATCAATGCGGTTTATCCGCAAACAAAGATTCAGCTTTGTATTGTGCATTTAGTGCGTAACAGTTTGAAATATGTCTCGTGGAAAGATTACAAAGCGGTGACAGCAGATTTAAAGGGAGTTTATCAAGCGCCAACGGAGGCTCAAGCACGCGAAAATCTGACCGCACTTTCGCAAAAATGGCAGGCAAAATACCCGCTTGTGGCGAAATGTTGGGAAGATAACTGGGCAAATATTGCGACCTTTTTTGATTATCCCAACGATATCCGCAAAGCGATATATACGACGAATGCAGTGGAATCGCTTAATAGTGTGATTCGTCGTGTAATTAAAAAACGCAATGTGTTTCCAACGGATGATTCGGTGTTCAAAGTAATTTGGCTTGCGATGAAAGATGCCTCAAAAAAATGGACAATGCCGATTCAAAACTGGAAACTGGCGATGAATCGATTTATGATTGATTTTGGTGCTCGCTTAGACGAGCACCGTTAAGTTGAAATGGGTGTTTACACAGAATTTGGGATGGGGTCCCTTTCTCCTATCTTTGATTAAAAATCTATCTATACCTAACCAGCCAAAAAAGAGAGAAATATATATCATCCCCACAGCATTTTTCAGTCCTAAGTTTTTTGATAGTTCTTTATAATCTTCATTGGTATAGCCTTGTGTAAGTGTTTCTATCTGCAGGCGATATTTCTTTGGAATTTTATAGAAAAACTCTTCTTTTTCTGCATTTTTTGTATAATCTTCAATCCTTTCCATTAGACCCTTTTTATTGGTCTCTATAGGTTCCAAAGATACATCCGCTTCCTCTACAGATACTTTTTCTTCCTTGGGTTGAGTGCCTTTTAGCTTGGTTCGAGTGTAAATACCCGTTCCAGGTAAACCAGCATTTAGATATGTTCCATCTTTACCAAGATTAACAGAAAGACCTTTAACCCCCACCGTTGTACTAATTCCAGATTTACTTAAATTAATTGATATTCCAGGTGCTATTTTTATTCTCTTTCTAAATTTAAATGGATTTTTAAATGAATTTCTAGCCATATCAAGTTCCCCCTATTTAATTCTAGGTAGAATTATACATCTTACAGAACTGTTATCAAAAAAATGATGTGATTATTTCAACGCCTTTTTTAGCCCCTCACCGATATATCTTGCAAGCCCACCTTTCTCCACAGGCTTTGTCTGTGTTGCTCCCTGTTGGGTTTTAGGGGCGGATTGAATTGCTGCACGTCCGCTTTTTTGTTTGCCAGCTACGCCATTTTTGCTCTTGTTAGGCTGAGAGGTTGTAGTAACGGTATCAACAATTAAAACCTCACGGGCAGAGATGGTAAAGGTGGCACTACCGTCTTGAGATTGCACTACTGAAACTGACTCAATCAGCATATTTTTGTACAGATGAATGCCTGTTTGAATATCAATAGGTTCACCTGACTTTTGACTTGCAACCAAATCAGCGTAGCATTTTTGAATGCGATTGCTGCTTTCTGAACTATCTAAAAAACCACCCAAGCCAAAATCTGGCAAGAATGGAGCGATTGCCCTAACCTTATTGATTTGGTCTTGTGCCATTTGAACCGCACCTGCTGCTTGGCTTAACACTCGAGTAGCTTTCGCTAAGGTTTGTGCGGTTTGTGTGACAACTTTAACAGGTAAGGGGAACTGATTAAGAAAATCCGTCACCCCTCGAATATTTCCCAGGTAAGGAAGATTAGCACCAAAACCACCATGATCATGTTCAACCATAACACCGACAATAGTGACTGATTTAGGTTTTAGCACCGCATGATCGGCAATAACCGCCCCTGACTCAATTGGGTTTTCACTAATATCAAGATTGGATTGGTGATCTTCGTTTGTCACTACATCCAAGGTAATTTTACCAATTCTGCGGTTTGTGATTTGAGCAAAATTAAACATAAAATCCCCTTATTGAACAAATGCCGATCTTGTATTTTGAATGGTTTGGTTATAGCGGTCTGCTATCAATTTAGCATCTTTATCCGCATAACCTGAGCCATTGAGATTAATAGTAGTCGTGTATTTGTTATTGCTGTTTTGCATACTATGATCTGCATTGTTGGTTGTTAATGCTTGTGCGGGTAAACTCATTGCTTGCATAGACATATTCGCCACCTTTTCAGCATTGTTATCACCACCAAAAAACGAGGTCACACTGTCCCACGCTCCTTTAGCTTTATCTGAAATGCCATCTGCAATCTTTGATGGAGAGAAATTTTTCACTGCATCAATAATAGGTGCAATATAGGTATCATATTGCAATTTCACCCAGTCAAAGGCTGATTTAAATGGCGACATAATCCAGTCGGTTACTTGAGCAAAGCCTTGCTCGATAACAGTTAAATCAAGCTGTGAGCCTGTAAAGGTTTCCCATAAGCTATTGACATAGTCAAGGGCAAATTGGAAAGGTGTTTTAATGTAATCAATGACTAAATCAAAAATCGCCCCTATTGGATCAACACTAAAGTTATCGATAAATTTTGCCCATATTGCTTTTATACGATTGAATGCATTAATAAATGGTCGGCTCATTATCGTAAAAATACGTAGCAAAATTTGTTTTAATTTTCCTACCGCACTTTTAGCATAATCAACGATATTTTGCCAAAGTCCACTTAACCATTTCACCGCCTTTTGAGCAAAATCTGAAACCGCTTTTTTAATTTTGTCCCAGTTTTTTATTAATTGGTAAATGGCAAAACCAAGTAAAGCAATAATAGCAATAATTGCACCAACAGGGTTAGCCACAAACGCCATGCGAATTGCCATTCCTACGGATTTGATAATCCCGATTAATTTTCCTCCCCAACCAATAACCGAAGAGAATAGCCCTGACATTTTGCCGATTGCACTAAAAGCCCTGACAAATCCCATAAATTGCCCAGACATAGAGGCAATACCACGACCGAATAGGGCGACTATTAACCCAATACCCAGTAAGATTTCATCTCGATATTCATTCCAAAACGCTACCGCACTTTCAAGATAACGAGGAAAATCCGCAATCAGTCCTTGTACCCATCGCAAACCTTTGGCGAAAGGCTCCCAAAATGCCCCTAAATAGCTTGCTGCCTCGCCATCTTCAAGGTAAATAATAAAGTCTTCGACCAGTGCGATAAGTGCAACTAATCCAGCTACAATCCACACAAAAGGGTTCATGGCAAAGGCTTTTATCATTTGACGATTAGCCCAAAGCGATACGGCTGCTAAAATCATCATGGCGTTTTTCCAGCCTACCGTAGAGCGAATAACGCGATCTACTGCCGATATAAAATAACCAAAAAAAGACATTACTCGCTGAATTATCCGAGCAAAGCTGGTTAATCCATCTTTAATAAAGGCATTATTGACAATAAACCAGTTTTTAAAGCGTGCGATCACATCTTGAATAGAGGGAGCAAATTGTAGGCTTAAAAACTCTCTTACCCCTTTGAGCATTTGCCCCATTTCTGTCATTGAGTCTTTAAAACTAGCAGCAATTTCCACATTTTCCGCATTAGCCACACCTAAAGATAAGGCTTCTGCGTTTTGCATTGCCTCTTGCATTTCTGCGTTGGTGAGGCGTAAGGTTTGGATCATACTGCCGTCAATGCCTAGCTTGGATAACATCGCAATCTGTTGCTGATTGCTCATACCCACCATACGCTGACGGATTTCCTCGAGTATTTCAGATGAACTTTTGATCTCACCATTGGCTTTTTTGGCACTAAAGCCATAATTTTCAAACGCCCTTGCCCCTAAACCTACGCCATTAGCAGCTTCACCAATCGCCTTAGAAAGTCCCTCAATAGAGGCTTGAGCAGCTTGCGAAGACGATCCATTTACCTCAGCAACCTTGTCTAATAAATAGATTTTATCCGCTGCCTCGCCTGTTACCTTTGAAAGCTGTCTCACCTCATCAAGTGCGGTCAGATTACTGTTTACAAAGGCGGTTAGCCCAGCCACAGCACCAGCAAAAGCACCGCCTAAAAGTGCGGTAGCTTTTCCGATATTTTTTAAGCTCACCTCAACATCTAGAAGCTTTTTAAGGTCAGCTTTTACGCCAATCTTGATTAATAAATCATTTAGTAGCATTGGCTTTTCTCTCCATTTCGTTTAATTCCAGCACGACTTCATGAAATGACAAAAGGTCGCCTAGGGAGTAGAGCGACCTTAATTCATTTAGCGTGCAAAATTGTTTAACTATCGGGGTAAAAATAAACCAATCTACTTGAGATTGGCTTAGGCTTTGCTGTTTGTTGTCGGACTGGTTGCGATGATACCCTTCAGCAATTCGCCCCCACCGCTGAAAAAATCTCCGAATTGGTACTTTAACCCCTCCATTAATACAGGGATTAAATGGGAGCGGTAGCGGTTGAAATGACGATCTGGATTATCAGATAAGCGTTGATTGCCTTGCTCGCCTTGGCAGACGGTATGCTTTAACACAATCTCTTCAAGGGCTTTGACACTTGGATCGCCTAAGTTACCCAATACCGTAGAAATTAAACTTGCGCCCAATTCTTCCGCCTTGCTACCTGTCATTTGGGTTAAATTAACCCCTTGCAATAAACGTAAGGCATTTTTTAATGCTTGCCATGATGACATTGCATTAGCAGGCGTCATTAAGTAGGTTACACCGCCATATTCAAATTGATGTTGTTCTTGCATTATGCCACTCCTTTCTCAAATTCTGTGTTCATTTGCTCAAAGACGATAGTCCATTCTTCCGCATTATGCCCTTGCCCACGGGTAAAGGCTGGAGGCGTGGTGAAATACCCTTTTGTCGCTGTTACCACATCACCATTGAGTAAATCTCGAATAGAAAGAGTCATTGGCGTAAAGGTTTTAATGCTGTTTTTCTGTTGATTGCGTAACTTGCTTAAATACGCATTATCTTCAGAATGTTGTTTGATTTTCAGCACTAACTTGCCTGATTTGTTGGTATTTGAAATAAATACACCTGTGCCATTTGCACCAATTACATATTCGCCATCATCAGTTTGAAAGGTCGCACTAATTACATCTGAGCCGTCTGACCAGTCGCTAATTTCACGACCATCTAACAAAACAATGACTTCTTTTGGATCGAAAACTGCCATTTTATTTTTCCTTATCGGTTGTAGTTGATAATCACATCGCTAAAGTGGATTGCTCCAGCGAGTTTGACTGCGGTCTGAATTGGTGTGGCTCGGCGTTGCTCTCGGTCACTATCGGAAAGCGTGTCCATTGGTGCCGCCCAGACATAGTAGCCTTTTTCTAAGTAGTCGCCTGTTTGTAGCGAGCCGAAACTATCGCCATTCCATTGACCCGGTGCAAATGCCCCGTTGTTAATGCCTTCTAAGCAGACTTTTTCCACTGCAGCAATTAACACCGCTTGACCTTTATCGGTAAGCGGTAGTTTTGTTGGTGATTTATACAAACGAGCAAAAACTTCTTTTTGTACCGCATCAGTGAACCAGTCTAAAATCACAATTTCATCGGCAAATTTACCGCCAATCACCGTACCTTCCGCTAGCATCGCCACATCATCGTAATAGGTGTAAGTGTTGATACCTAAGCGTTTTGCTTTGTTATGCTCGGTTGCGGTTACATCATCTGCGGTAATGCCCGGTTGAGTTTTAAACTTAAGCGTAATGGTTGAGTTGTTGGCCGCAAAATTAACCGCCAATAAGCGAGCGAGTGCGGAAGAGCAAGCGTAGAGATCGTCTTTGTCATAAATCGCTAAAGTATGATCTAACTGTGCATCGGCTAATTTTTTATAGACATTGTCATTGGACCATTCTAATTGAGCTGGGCGAATGACATTTGCCCCGAATAATTTGGTGTTTGCCTGTGCATATTTTGCTGCCGTCATCACTTGATCATCGGTAAGTTGTGCGGCAAACGTAAAGCCATACCAGTTGTTATTGATTTCAGCGAGATTAAATAAGGCTTGCCCTACGCTTTCCGCTTTAACACTTGACGAGGATTTACCAATTACTCGGGTTGCTTGCCCGTCTTCTAATCGCAACAATGAGCCAAGATATTCGCCCTCTGTTTCGTCCGAATAGGCGTAGAAAATCAAGCTAGATTTATCCTCACCCGCACGAGAAGCTGTCAATAAAATACGATTGCCTGTTGGGTCATAACTGGCTGTCACTGATTGTGCGGTCAGTTTTTCGGTAATTTTGCTGGCTACGGCATTAAAGTCGGCACACTTAGTCAGATTTAGCCCTGAGACCACCACTTTGCTTGAGCCAATAGTTAGCACAAAATAGCCATTTGCCACTTGCTTAAATTCTTCTAATGGATTAGCAAGAGTTGCCCCTTGTAAAGCATTACTCGTTGCATTAATCGTTGCTTGGGTTTTCTGCCAACGAGCAATAACAAGCTGTTTCGCACGTGGACGTTGAGCAAAAAACGGAAAACTCGCCTTAGCGGTTTCAGAGTCAGAACCGAATAATTGCTCAACTTCTCGCTGGTCATTCACATACACATAGCGAGTTTTATCATCATTGAACACATTGCCTGCCTCTGGGGTAAACAATGCCACGACGCCAAAATCTTTACGTGCAGCCGATTTTGGTACGGTATTAAGTTGCACATTGACAACATTGGAAATGGATAATGCCATTTGCTTGTCTCCTGTTTGGATAATAAAAAACCGCACTTGATTGCTCAAAGTGCGGTGGGTTTAGTGTGTAAAATAATAGTTTACATTTAGTGATTTTGCTGTATAGTATTACTATACGAAAGGGTAAGCCATTATGATCATTTCATTTAAGCACAAAGGTTTAGAACAGTTCTTTAAAACTGGATCAACAGCAGGTATTCAAGCCAAACACGCAGATAGACTTAACATTATTCTGACTGCCCTCAATGCGGCGACTGCGGCTCAAGATTTAAATCGTTCGGGTTGGAACTTGCATCGTCTCAAAGGAGAACTTGCCGAACATTGGAGTGTAAAAGTTAATGGAAATTGGCGAATTACCTTTCGATTTGAAAATGGCAATGCTGAAATCGTCAATTATCAGGATTATCACTAGGAGAAACTCAATGAAAATGTACAATCCAGCTCACCCTGGCAAAGTATTAAAAGAATTTATTGCTGACTTTACTATCACTGAAATCGCACAACGTCTTGGTATAACTCGTGTAATGCTTTCTCGTATCATCAACGAAAAAGCACCGATTACGCCTGATATGGCAATTCGTTTAAGTCAATTACTCGAAACAAGCTCTGAGTTTTGGTTAAACCTACAATCTCAATATGACATTTGGCAACTTGAACAACAACCACGTTTTGAAGTGAAGCCTTTATTCAAGTCAGAGCCTGTCGCCGATATTCGCTAATCCGTTTCGTCAATTTCCGCCAAAATTGAACCGCTTACTTTCACTTTATCCATGCGATTAAGCGGTGTTTCGACAATATGATGATGGGAGATGATGCAATCAAATTGCCCTCGCTCTTGGTAATCCGCACCCACTGTTGCGGTAAGATTGCGAACATCAGAAAATCTGACAATATGGGCTTGCATTGCTTTTAAGACGTCAATCATTGCAGAGCTTTGCAACAGATTTTTAAGCTTGGTTGCCACTCTCACACCATTATTGCCGTAGCAAGAAATGCTCACTGTACTCAGTAAACTACTGATGATGGTTTCTGTTTCTTTTTTACCCTCAAATTTACGTTGCGATTGCCCGATTTCTTGTTGGCTCATCATATCTACCGTAATAAAAGCAGAGAGTTTATTTTCAGGCAACCAACCGCCAATCACTGCTTCATCAGGTAATTGTAAAGCCTTGGCTATCGCTCTTCGCAGTTGGGAGATGTCGAACTCCAATTTGGTGGTAGTATCCATAATCGCTCCAGTTAGCTAAGATTTTAATACAGTAGTCTATGCCTTTGTATTGCACTAAATCACCACGCTCAAGGGGTTCATTTGTGAATAATTTTAGCGAAGGTAAATAACGCTCACTTTCAGGCAAAAGCAACACATCATTAGGACTTGTGGGAATAACAATGGCTGTCATTGAAAGGATTTGACTTTGTCGCCTCACTTCAATTTGTTGTTTAAAACGACTGTTGCGTAGTCGTCCAGATTGGTTGATTAAGCTCATTTGATAACTCCTGTAATAGATTGACGTAACCGCCCTGTGTCAATGAGTGGTTTGCTCGATCCTTTTCGTTTAATCGTGCTTGGTGCATTAGCCACCCAGTCGCCTTTCACTATATTTTCTTGCACATCGCCTTGTGCCACCAAGGCAATCTTTTGCATTAATTGCACATAATCTTCGCCATTATTAATCCCTTCAGCAAAAAGAGCGGTGTATTTTTGTTGATTTTCTGCAAGGGTCTGACGTAGAAATGGACGGCTTGGAATATGTTGATTGCCGAACTCTAAAACCGCTGCTAAACTCGCTAGATTAAACTGCTCAGCACCTTCAACGTTGCGATTTTCTGACGCAGGAATACCTACATACACATCTTTGGCATTTAAGCCTTCAAGTTGCTTAATGAGTTGCTCTAACCCATTTTTTGTACTGGTTAAACTGACTGACATTTACGCCACCATTACCCCAAACCCAACCAGCCGCTTAAGGCGGAGATATTCCTGTCCGTAAGCGGTGGTTTGGTAATCTAAATTGGCATCTGGCATAGGGGCGACATAACTTACCGATAATTCACCCGCACTTTCAGAGGCAAGTGGGCGAGTTGCGTCCCCACCTGTTGCATTGCTTTCTTCTCGTAGCTTGAGTAAATGTGCAGTTAATGCCATTACGCCACGCTGATAGAATTTTCCCCAGCGTTTCTCGCTAATTTCAGTTTGTGCGTCCAATAAAAAAAGCTCGATAATTTCTTCGTCGAGCTTTTCAAATTCGGGATAACGTACCAGAAAATCCAGCCTTAACTGCGACATATTTTACTCCTTAATAATCTACGTAGAGTGTGGCTTGTGGCTCTTTGAAGTTTACGCCACCAAATACCATGGTTAAACCTGATTGATAAGTTACCAAGTCTTTTTTGCCTGCACCAATCACTGTTGGCGATTTTGGTACATTCATTTCAACGTAGTTTTTATCGTTGCTGTAAATCAAGGCTCGGGTTTTGCTTGCTTTGGCAATTTTTGCGAAGTTAGATGGCAAGGCTTGGATTTTAATATCTTTGCCAGCAGCACCTTTGAGCTTTTCTTCTAGCCATTCAAGGGCGGATTTATCCGAATTTGGACGTTCTAACAACGCCAAGTGGGCTTTATCTGCACTGTCAATCGCAAAGGTATCAGGCACCGCAATGCGGTAGGTTTTTTCTACTGAGCGTAAGAAGATTTCTTCAAAGAATTTAACGGCTTCCGCATAATCCATTGCACTAATAGCTTTTTTGACTTTAGGCTCAAATACTTCAATGCCATCCGCATTTAACAAACCTTTTAAGCGAGTATCTAAGGCGTGACCTAAGAATGCTACTTTTTGCAAGGTTTGATGGGCGTTTTGGTTAAGGGCGTAAAGTTTTTCAGTATTAACTTGAACACCTAATACCGCCGCTTTTTTCAGTTCAAAATCGTGCCATTCAACCAATTTCATCCAAGTGACTAATGGCACTTTTTTGTGGTTGAAAGTTACACCAACCTGATCGAACACGCTAGTGTTCATTGAAATCAAACCGCTGTCTAAGTCGCCCGTAATATCTGCACTGAAACTTAAAATTTCATCGGCAAGTTCGCTCCCTTGTGAATTGATATGCACAAACTGCGGGAACACAATATCAGGGTATTTTGTGTGGTCGATGCCTGATTGCACCTCGGTCAATGCCGAACGTAAAATATTAATATGTGGCATATTATTTTATTCCTTTTGGTTATAAACGAGTGATTTCTGCAATGTTGCCCGCTACGGTAATCACAATGTAGTCGGTTTCAATGCAGTTGGTTGTGTCTTTGGCTTTTTGGATAGTGCCCACTTCTTTAGAAGCGTTTGCTACAGCGACAACGTGAACTTTATCGCCACGTTTGAGGTCATCTACACCTTTAGCAATATCTACCCAAATGCTATCAGCAGTGCCAATGTGCATTACATCACAAAGCTGACCTTGTGGCGTTTCGTCTTTAATTACATTACGCACCACCACACCAGCAAGGGTATCGGTTTTAGCTGATAAGGCTTTTACGCCTTTTTCAGATAACGCTACAAAGCGTCCTGCCACTAATGCAGTTTTGCCTTCGTTCATATAAGCGATGGCTTTCGAGTTAGCTAATCCGCCTTTGCCAATGTTGCCAGCGGTTGCCACTGCGGTATTAATTGCAAATGCCATTATTTTGCTCCTTGGTTGTAAGAGTTGAAATCAAAGCGTGGTGCTGGTTTTGCATCACCAATTAACACACGCCCTAGGTTTTGGTCTGCGAGTTTTTTCGCTGTGGCTTTCGCTGCCACATAAGCGCCTGCCATTTCCGCATCAGAAAGAGCTTTTGCTTCGTCTTCGCTAAAAATGCCTGTCGAAACTACCGCACTTTGCTGAATTTCACGTACCGTTGCTTTATCGGCAAAAGTAACATCAGCAAAATGTACCTTGGCATCTGCCAATAATGCGGTGCGTTTGTTTTCTTCTTCTGTGGATTTTTGAGCATCTTGCAACTGTTTAATTTGTGCTTTCAGTTGCTCGTTTTCTTGCACTAATGCAGCATCATTCACTTTGGTTTTCTCCTTTGTTTTTTTCTCTTCGTCCTCGTCTTTTTCAACGGGTTTTTCAGGTTTGGTTTCAGGTTTAGAGGGCTGTTTTTCGCCTTCTTCTTTCTTTTCTTCCTCTTCTACCTTTTGCTTTTGCTCATCTGATAACTTAATACCAAATACACCAAGCAAGGCATCAAGGAATTTCACGCTTTTACTCATAATGGATTTATCCTCATCGGCGAATTTAACAGTTGGCCCACATCGCCCTTTCGCCACAATAGCGACGTGGTTGCCTATCATAGGCGACATTTCAAAATCAGCATCTTGAACTGTTGTGGTAACAATATCGCAATCGTAACCACAGGAAAGCTCTTCAATGCCTTCATCTTGAATTAACTTAATGGCGTTTTCGTCATATACCCAAGCTTCAGCCGCTAAAGTATCTCCCACCCGTTTTACATTTCGCACCACGCCTACGGATAAATCTTTCCAGTTTTTTGCATTTACCCCTTGTTCTGGGTGTCCAATGGTTAAAGGCACACCCTCAAAACTGGCTAAAGTGCGGTCTGAAAAGAGGGAGTTTTCCGTACGAGCAACTTTTTTTACTGTGCTGTCTTGCAACCCTAATTCGCTTGCGTGGTAGTCAAATACGCCCACTTTAGAAATGGTTGCAGGCACCACCAAATAGCCGTCTTTTGTTACCGCTCTTTGACTTGAGCCTTTGTCTGTGAATTTCATTTGTTACCACCATTTAATTGCATTGATAAAGGTTGATGACGCAATAAGAAAGCCTAGCAACCAAATGCCCCAAAATCTGAGTGTAGATAAACGTTCAGTCATTGTCCTAAACTCCTTGATAATTGATAGGATAAGTTTTAAACTGCTCATATAAATCGTTTCCTTAATGGTTGTGATTATGGAAATGAAAAACCCCGAGCATTGCCGTGTTCGGGGTTTGTTTTTTGAGTTATTCTAATTTAGCTGCTTAACATAGACGCTATAATATGTGTTGCAACTTGTTTTATGCTTTCAAAAGACAAATCTAAACTCTTTGTCTTAATAAATGTTTTTAAATCATTCCATACCGTTTCATTGCGGATTTTGTCTAAAAACTCGTGACCTTGCCAAGTTAAGCTACGTGCAACAAGGGTTAATTCGTTCATTGAAGAATAATCAACCGCTTCAATTAACCCTGCATCAGATAGCAATTTGAAATGATAAGAGACAGTTTCAGGAGAGTAGCCCACAAAACCATTATCTTTTAACAATCCTCTTGCATTCGCTTGTCGCTCTAGTTTTAGTAAAATCTCTCGGATTAAATCCCAGTCTCGTTTCATTTTTTGCTCCAATAAAAAACCTAGCGGTTGGCTAGGTTTGTAAAAATTGCTTTAGATTAAGAAATAATCTATACTATAAGCATAGCCATAAATCGATAGGGCATAGGGACGTTTCGGACGTATGCGGATGCAAATCTTTAAGATTGGGAATTACGCACTATGTGAGATTTATGGCTTTTTCTTTTTGGATTTTTTCCTAATCCACATTGTTTTCATTGTTAATTTTTTGTGTTTTTTACGCACCTCTTGAACAGTAAAGATCTCATCATCAATTTCTTTTCGGATTAAGAATGTATCATTACCTAAGTCGCTAGGTCCAGCATATTCAATGCTATCAAAATTAGAAATAATCATTGGAAGCAATAAAATATCAGCTTTAGTAACTGCTCGCTGTCCTCTTGCCTGTTCTGTTTTATCGTTACCATGGTGTTTAAATGTGTGGCGAATACCTGATTCATCTACATTATGTTTCCAGTCTGATATATCTAAACCTATGCTTTCTTTAGCTAATTCAACTAAATCAAATCTAACCACGCCTATATCGCTAAATAATTTATTCCCACCGCCACCTATGGATTGTTCAATTAAATCAGCCAAATCCCTTTTACCAGAGATATATCCATTGGATTTTTCTGTTTTTTCTTCGGCTTGAGGTTTTAGGTTGTCATCCAACACTGGTATCTGCACACACCGACAGTTAATTTCATGCCCTGGATGTCCTGTTTCAGGCGGATCGTCATAGCTAAAAATCTTGCCGTCATTTTCTGCGTGACTGGTTCTCACTCGTTCATCGCCTGATGTACTCCAGCGGTATTTCTTAATACCAACATCTTGATAGCGAACTTGGGTGAGGGTAGCGTTGAGTTTTGATGACTGATCACGAGCAATTAACCTTGCTCTACTTTCAGTTACATTGCCAATTTGTCTAATCTCTTTGGCTAAATCCGCATTGAGCTTACCCGTCATAACTGATTGGGTTACTGCGGTTTGCACTTTGTCTAAATACTGATTGCTAATGGATTTAATTAGCTGTGTGTTAGCTGTGGTGAGCAAATTTACCTTTTCCAGTAGGGCAGGGCTATTGCCTAGAAAACCTTGCAAATTTACGCCTGTTTGACGTTGTAAATTCGCAGTAACTTCTCGTGTGTTTTGTTGATTACCACGTTTTACAAACTCTTGAGCAAGATTTTCAGCCGTTAAAGAGCGGTCATTTTCCGCTAATTTTTTGACAACGGCTAAAAATCGTTGAGTGTCAAAAACCTTGAAACCATTGTCGCTATCCATTAAAAAAGGGGATTGCGGTTGTTGCAATGCCCCTTCTACTTGTTTTCTTAATGCCCCGACTAAACCGAGCAACTGGCGACTATACCAAAATTCCGTCTGTTTACTCGTTTTGTTCGGTTTGAACTTGCGTATTTTCGGTTTGTTCTTCTGGTTCTTCCAAATCTCGGGTAAGTTCATCAACATTCGCTTGTTCCTCTAACTTGGCAATATCTTCCGCAGAAATTGAGGCAAATAAACCGCTCTCTTTCAGCTCATTTGCCACTTGAATTTCGGTTAATACGCCACCTTGCACTAATGCCATTGATGCGGTAGCAAAAGTGCCTAGCATCGTAATTTGTTGCTCTTGTTTTAGCTCTTGTAATGGTAAAAACTCAAACCACCAATCTTGTGGCATTCCACCAAACGCCATTTGGCAGAGTAACGGGTCTAAGCGTTCTAATGCAGGGCGTAAGCGTGCTTCTTGTAGGCGATGAATGCTTTCGTGGTAGTTTTGGATATCTTCTTCGCCACTAGCAAAACCTGCCGCACTTTGCCCGAATAAAATCGTTACTGGCATATCTGCCGCACCTGCCACCGCATTGCGAAACTCAATCAACAAATCACGCAAGCCACCAAAGGCAAGTTCTTTTTGTTCATATTCGTTTTCGATATCCAACAATAAGCTATTAGTTGCAGATTTAATCGACTGCACCGAAGAAATCACCTTGGCTACATCATCTTCAAAGCCTGCGGCGATTTTGTCGGAAAGTCCTGCAATTTTGAACACATCGACTTTGCTCTCGAAAATCAAGTCGCCGATATTGGTGCTTGCTCCGTCAAAGCGTTTAAGTGCGGTTAAAACAGGCTCTAAATCAGAAAGCCCCCATATCGTATCTTCCGACAAGGGGGCTTCTTTGGCATTGATGATAATCAGTCGGCTGTGATGAATATTAACCGAGCTTTGATTGCCACTAATTTGATACTCGGTATATTTACCGAAATTATCCGATAAGATGTTTTCATCTCGCTGACCACTCAAGCCGATTTTCGATTTTGGCAAAATCACTAACCGCTTGAGTTGTTCGGTTGGTTGCAATGGTGTGGAGAGATTGAATTTATCTGTCACAATCAACACGCCAACCGAGCCATACAAACTCGCCCAAGATAAGGCTTTAGTAAGTGTTTCTTTGAGCTTGAGTGAACGCTCTAATTTCTCAAAGGTTTCTAATTGCTCTGCGTCTAAATCATTGGAATAAACCTCACGCCAACGTCTTGTCATATCTTGAGGGCGTTTAATGCAGATTTTTTCTGCTACCCAGTTATCCGTCCAGAGTGTATCAAGCTGTTGAGTATCTTGGGTGAGCATTTCACCACGCTGATAGCTCGTTGCTTGCTGTTTAAACCCTAATTTAAGAGCAAAGGAACGTAAATCATCTAAAATTTTCATACATTAACAGTCCAGTAGGGATTTTGACTTACCAAGTAAATCAGAAATAGCCATAACTAAAGCATCTACTTGATCATCATGCTTATGACTATCTGTTGCGGTAAATGCCTCACATTCAGCGATAAAATCAGCTACCCATGGAGCATTTTCAGGCAAGCAAACATAGCCACTTTCGATATAACCTTGCACACCAAGCACTCTAGTATATTTATCGCTATCAACCTGAACAGGGCTGATAGGAATGCGACTATTTCGTCTGATGTTCTGAATTAAACTTGTGCCACTCGATTTATCTTCTATGTTTGCCTTTGTTAGCACACCAGTTTCACGAATAGCAGAGTGTTTAGCCCACACATCTTTTAGCGTGCGTTCTAAATCAGGTGCTTCCCATTTACCACGAATTAAATCAAGAATATAAACCTTGCCATCATTACCTTTACCAGCAACTAAGAAAACAGAGTAGTCGTTATGCTCTTTGGTTTTTTGTGCAGTATCCGCATAAATTGCCTTAATTCGAATAATTGGAGGGATTTTATAGCGTGCAAACCAATCGCCTTTAATTAAACCACCACCTTTTAAGGTAGGGCGTTGTTGATAAAGTGCGGTCCATGTGTGCGAACCTACCGCATTTTTGATTTTCATGAGTCGTTCTAAATCAAAACGCTCAGGGTGCAATGGCTCACCTTCTTTTCGATATTCCTCATCTTGCTCTGCGATTGCTGGAAATGAAATAACACGCCATTGATCACCGCCATTTTCCATTTCTTGCAACAATCGCCCAGCTAAATCATCTTCGTGCCATCGGGTCATACCTAATAACACACCGCTTTTAGGTGATAAGCGAGTATAAAGGGTAGTGGTGTACCAATCCCACACGCTATCTCTTACCGTTTGAGAATTAGCTTCTTTGGCATCTTTAACGGGGTCGTCAATGATGGCAATATCTGCCCCCATCCCTGTAATACCACCACCCACACCAGCAGAACGATAAGCACCTTTGTGTCCTATAATTTCAAAAATCTCACTATTTCTAAGAGCTTGACCTGAAATTTTTGCAATTCGTTTATTATTTAACGAGGATTGAGGAAAAATATCGAGGTAACTTTCATCATCCATAATCCGTTGCACATCTCGGTTCATTCTGCTAGCTAAATCAGCAGAATAAGAACAAGCAATCATCTGTAAATCAGGATTTTTGCCAAATGCCCATGCTGGAAAGCGACGACTAAATAATTCACTTTTACCACTTCGAGGAGGGGCAAAAATCATTAAGCGAGGCTGTTTGCCGTCAACAATATCTTGGTAGAATTGTTGTAGCTCACGAGCAATAATTTTGTTAAACCAGCCTGTAATGAAATCGGGGTTGGTTTGTGTAGTGAAATCAATCAAATTTCTACGAGCTAACTCATTACTAAGGTTGCTTTCGCTTAAGCTCTCTAAGAAGTCTAAGTTCATCATCTGAATACACCGAAAGATCGATTTCTTTTTTCATTTCAATTTTTACCGCACTTCCATCTACACCTGAAATTTCTTGAGTGACTTTATCGCCATATTTTTTAGGAGCAACTTTAGTAATGTACCACTTGCGGCTATCCACTCTTAATTTAGCAATTTGTACGTCTTCAGGCGTAGCACAATCGGCAATATCTAAAATTTCATCAAGCAAAAAATCTGCTTGGCTCTCGCGCGCACGCACGTACTGCTCCGAAAATTGATCATTTTCTTGCAACCATAGATAAATTGTAGATTGAGCAGGCATACCTGGTCGCTCACAAATCTTGCGTAAACTCTCTCCTTGGGAAAGCAACATACAAATATCATCTGCAACTTCTTGCATATAAGATGATGGTCGCCCTGTTTTCTTTTTATTGTTCTCACCACGCCCCTTAGACGTGGATTTAACCTCGTCTTTCTTTGGCATTGTGGTTAATCCTTTTTACTTTAAAGCATTTAATAAATTTGCAATCGCATTTACAAGTTTAGGGGAAACGAAAGCCAAAATAGGCAACGTTACCGCAAGGCTTATTTGCCATAAACCATATTCCATAAGTATCTCCTTGATGGTTACGGTTAAAAATGTAATAATTTCCACATCTCGTTCCTTCTTGTATAGGAAGTTGGAATGAAAAACCCTAAACACCGCAAATGTTTAAGGTTTATTTTTTACCTCTCAATGCTGTGCATTCTCAATCCGCCATTCTCGAATTTTATCAATCTGACTTGCACATAAATCTCTTTCAGCCATGACCTTAATTAAATGCTCAATAGCATCACCATAGGTCCTACCACTAAAATCTGACCGCTCACAAGGGATTGTGTAGGCTTGTGGTGGGAATAAATACTGCGTTTTAACCTGGCTACTGCAACTGCTCAATGACACCGCTAGGCAAGTCAGTGTTAGCACATTGATTGTCTTTAAAGATAACTCTAACTTTCTCACGCTTGCTCTCCGCTTGGCTTTTGAATTGATTTGCCAGTTCTCGCTGTTGTTCAATAGCTTTTTGCTCTGCGATAAGCTGATTGTTCAATTGTTCATTCGTTTTGTTCAATTGCTCAATAGTTTGGGCTTGAGCTTGGTTCGTAGCCTGTAAGCTACTTATCATCTGAGACTGTCGCCACGACCATACCCCCAAGCCCAAAATCACCGTTAGCAATACAATAATTATTCTATGCGACACGGATAAACCAACAGTCCTAAAAATAGAAACCATCCCCATGGTCCACCTCCTTTTATTGCCATATAACCTGCAAATGCGAATAAACAGACACTCGGTAAATAATTCATCTTATCCCCTTAAGGCATAATGACCGCTCTTTCTCACGTCTGATTTCAAGACCTCGTAATTTACGACCGCTTGAATAAACCCATTTAGATAATTCATTACAAGCTCCAACATAATCACCTTTGCGGATTTTGCGAAACATAGTGGATTTACTCGTAGCACCACAACCCACATTAAAAGTTAGTGATGTAGCTGCATCAAATACACCTTGCGGAATGTAATAGCCCTTTGCATATTGATTAACGCAACGCTCCGCAATCTTAATATCGTTCTTCCAACGTTCTGCAATTTCTAAATCTGAATAACGTTTATTAGGATTAATGAGTTCTCCGCTATATTCGGTCGACCCAAGACCAACGGTTAAAACATCAGCAGGGCAAATATAAGGATCACGTCTGCAACCTTCGGCATTGCCAATAATTTCTAACCCTTTTTCACTTGTACGAAATTCATTACCAAACTGGTGCTGCATCAAGCCAATAATGGCAACAACAGAACATACACCAATGCCATATTTACCCGCTGTTTTTAATCGGCTCATCTCGCAACCCTCTTTGTAATTGTTGTTTTTTCAACTCACCCAACTCTCTAAGCTGTTGCATTTCAAGTCGGTGTTTTTCCTCTTCCCTTTCTTCTTGGCGGAGTTTGATTTTTCTTTCTTTGAATTTTGAATACATATTCACAAGAGCGGTTAAAATCCCCAATGCCAAACTAATCAACATTAGATTTTGCTGATCACCAAGCCATGCAAGCCAACCAGTTAAACCATTCCATAAATAACTTTGTGTAGCCGAATCTCTCATAATATTACTCATACATCACCTCGCTTTTTTGAGGTAATAAAAAGCCCCAAGCATTTCTGCTCAGGGCTGTGAAAATTCATTCGGTGAACATCACTTATACGATGTCCAGCATTACGGATATATTATATGAATTCACCACCAAATTCAATACCTTTTTACAAGTTAAAAGCATATTTTTGCAATTTAGCGACATCTTTGTGATTTTTAATAGCAAGATCGAGAAACTTAGCAACAACCCATTCTGAGTCTTTTATACTTTCTGTAACTCGCTTATACCAACCATTTCGAGAAATTGATTTATCCTTTTGCCACTGATACTTCGCAATCGCATACACCGACAACCCATACACATATTTAGCTTCGAGATACTTAAAATCCTGCGGGCAAGGATTTTTAATACAATAACCAATCACCGAGCTAATCACCAAGCCCAAATCATCATCGCACATCTCACGCACAGGCACAGTAATACGATTTGGATCGGCTTTCATCATCAGCTTAGCTAACATATTCATACGACTATCAAAATCCAACCCACTAAACGCCCAAGCCCCCCAAAGGTTCAGCAAGTTCTCAATCCATTCCTGTTTTGGCTCTTCTAACAATCTATCTGCCATCCTGCAACTCCCTTACCTTCGCCTTATAAACCTTAATTAACGCCTTAATCTCATCAACTGAGAGCTTTAATGGCGGATGATCTTTTCTATCCAAACGTTCAACTTCTTCTTCGCCAATTTTTCTGATCAAATTGAGACGATATTCCGTTAAATTACCGCTTTTATAATTGTTACAAACAGAACATTGCTTATGGACGTTCATCTCATCAAATCGCAACCCAGAATAATTTCCAGCAGCTCGATAATGCCCAGCGTGCCATTGCCCTTGGTGATAGCGACCGCATGAAATACAAGGTAAATCCTTATCTCTCAAGCGGATAAACTGATTAAAAACCTTCTGCAAATCCTTAAGCCATTCAGCACGACTTTTTAACCGCTCTTTAACCGCCTTAATTCGTGCCTTATCCTCTTTCTCACGTTTTAACCTTGCTTTCTCCCTTTCTTTCTCCACTCTTATTTTAGCTAAAGCAACACCGCACTCTGCCGAACACCATTGCACATTGCTAAAATTCGTCTTGAATTTATTTCCACAAATCTTGCATTTCCGATTAAACGGCTTATTTCGCCCAAAACTCATCTCACCCCCAATGTAAAAACAAAATTCCAACTGCGATTAAAACAAGGCTTAAGTAGCCTAATAATTCATCTTTTATGTTCATTTCTTACTTTACATTGTTTCATTCATAAAAATACTTAAGTCAGAATAAGCATTAAAATAGTGCAGAATTTCTGGGGATTTATGCGAATGATTTAACTGTTTAAGTCTGCCTTGTATTTCTCCTCTAATAATCTTTTGAGTATCTTTACTTAGATTTTTGTAATATTTTTTGATTATTTTTATATACTTGCCAGTTTGGTAATTTTTACTTCTGATTAGCCATCTCACACAACAAAGAGCAAAAACATCTAATTCATTTTCCATTATTTCTATCATTAGCGACTCCAATTAATAAAACCCAATTAACTGATTAATCTTGTTATCTAACGCCCACTCGTTTTCATATACATTGCACAACGTTTCATTCCAGATAACCACATAAACACCTTTATACACCTCGTTAAACTTCTCTTGGCTCATATTCGCAAAGGATATAGACCAACGTTCTTTCACTGTTCCACCGTCTTGGATTGGCTTTAAATCGTAAAATCCCGCCTTTTTCATTACATGGTTCAAGTAGGCTTCAAGCGTTTTCATTCCTTCGTAATCCAGCTTGTTTTCACGATTTTTACGCACTCTTTCCAGCACCTTGTCAGCGATTGGTTTAGTTACGTTTTGATAAAGCTGTTCATCATTCGCGACTACAGCGATTTCTTTCGCTACCGCTTGAGCTATCCATTCTTCCGTCTCTGACAACACACTAAATTCAGGTTGCCAATACTCAAATCCAGCATCAAGCAAAGCAAAAAACTTCTTATGATGTTGATAATTACGGTTGTTTTTAATAGGGGTAATCTTAACCGCACAACCAATCGCCAAGCCTTTAAGCAGATTGCTGTCATATTCTGTTTCTGCCACTACCGCTCCGTTGGGGTATTTAACTGCGTGAATAACGGTTTTTTGTTTGGCTTGACTTGTACTCATATTTTTTTATCCACCAAAATCAATCTCAAAATCGCACCACTCTTACGCTTGCGGAAATAACAACGTGCTACGCCTTTTGTTTGTCTCAACTTGCGGATCATCTCAAGGCTAAATTGTGCATCATGTCCACATTTGTAGGTGTATTTAATCCGGTTATACTGCAACTCAGGCAAACCTACTTGTGTATCTAGTACGATTCTTAGTTGTTGATAATTACTCATCATCTTGCGGTATATCCTCACACTTCACCCAATAGCCTTCAAAATCATACAGCCACACCGTGCCATCGTTGCATAATGCGGTTAATTCCCCTCTTGCCGTGGTAATTTGAATGATTTTTCGCTTATTCTGTTCTTGAAATTGGTTCATTCCCCACACTCTCTCACAAAATCCAAGCTCACCTGACGAGTCACAAACCCTCGCATAAACGGATCGAACACCGCCACCATTGAGCCTTTGTTATTACCTTTCACCTCTTCGCCTGTTACTGGGTGAATGAAGTTGATACGCCCACCGATAATATCGATCACTTCCGTGGCATTATCTTGGATTACCTTGTACCACTTGGTTGATTTATCCGCTGGTAACAACATCACAACTAAATGACCTGCTTTCATCAGCTCCGCTGCACGCTGCACAAATGGCAAAGGGTTGCTGTAAGGTGGATTGACGAAAATACGTAATAGGTCCGCTTGATCAACCACTTCATCAATCAAGCGTTCAAGTAAATCATCTGCCAGAAAATCTTCTGCAATGTGACTACCTTTGCCAATCCAACGATGGCACATGGCATCATGTTCATTCGCACAGCCGTCTAAATGGAACCAGTAAAACAAGCGTTCTAGCCATTTAAAAACATAACTTGGCGTGCGGTAAGCGTCTTTGTCAAAATTCATCAAAAATCCCCCTTCGGATAACTTTTCTGCTTAGGTGCTGGCTTACCTATCATGGCTCTACGTTCAGCATCTTGTTGGTCACAATTAAACATTGCGCCAAAACGTTGAACGGCATAAACCACACCTGTTCCGCCATGACGATTTAACCGTACAATCACTTCTGTGAGTTGTTTGTCAGCATCTGGGTTATAAACGCTTTCTTTGTACAACCCGAACCAATAATCACAATCTTGCTCTATTTGACCTGTATCACGACTATCACTTGGCTGTGGGCGTTTATCCGCACGATTTTCAAGATTTCGATTAAGCTGAGTAAGCAACAAGACTACACAATCCATTTCACGAGCAAGCGCTTTTAATTCCTTAGTGATTTTCCCGTAAGCTAAATCGTTGCGCTCTGCCTCTTCCGCTTTCATCAAGGTCAAATAATCCACCCCAATTAAGCCTATCTCGCCACGCTCACGTTTAATACGACGACATTCATTGCGAATATGTGCCATTGACACATTAGGCGTATCATCGATATACAACAAATCATCTTGCACTAATTGACCCATAGCACCTGTGACTTTGCCGAATAACTGCTGTGTCGTCATGTTATATTGCGCAAGTTCTTTGTCGCTGAGATAAAACACATCAGTGTTGACATTAGTGGTCTGCCCTAACATACGCTCAAGAATTTGTGTTGCAGACATCTCAAGGCTAAACAGCAAGGCTGCTTTTTTCTCACGCATGACGCAGTTGCCCGCAATCAACGAATAAAACGCTGTTTTCCCTGCCTTTGGTCTTGCACCCACCACGGCTAAAGATTGCTTAACCAGCAATTTTTTACCCAACAAATCATCAAGTGCGGTCAATCCTGTGGACAATCCACCTACTAATTCAGGCTCATTGCGACGTAACTCAAATTCATTCAGCCACTCATTGCCCACCTCACGAGATGAACGTAATCCACCGGATTTTCCAGTGCGTCCATAGTCAGCAATTTCCGCCATTAAACGACTGATAGCATCGATGCGTTCTGTGGCAGATAAGTTACTTTGCGCAAACATCAACGCCTCACAATCCTGTAATTTTTTAATCGCAAAACGCTTAATCGCGGCATCTCGCACCAGGGCTGCATAGGCTAAAATATTGGCTGCGCTTGGTGTATTGTTGGCAAGCTCTGCAAGGTAAGCAAAACCGCCTAATTGCTCCGCATTGCCTGTTGCTGTCAAGCGACTATCCATGGTCATCAAATCAATAGGCTGATTATTTTTTGCCAGAAACAACATCTCAGAAAAAATCTTGCCATGCTCGAAGGTATAAAAACTTTCAGGTTTCAACATCGAAAAAACTTTTGCAGCACGCTCACTTGTACTATCCAACATCAAGCCACCCAGTACCGCTTGTTCCGCATCAACATTGTTCGGGATAATTTTTGCTAACGTCATCACAATGCTTCCTCACGTACTTTCACGACGGTTTCACCACGAATAGCCCAATCAAAATTAGCTCTCCAACCGCGTTCACCTTCGCCAACATGAAACGGGCGCAAAAGCTCAAATAACCGCTCAAAATAATTCACTGCATATTCCAGCGTTGGCTTGCTCAAGTGCTCAGTGAGTAATTTTTTCATGGCTCGCTTTCGTTTTTCCGTCAAGGATTGAGCATAAGGCAACCGACCACCCGTCTCGCTATTCGCTTGGTTGTAAGCATCCATCACAGCTTGATAATCGATTTTGATTGGGGATTTTTTGCCATGAGATTTTTTATCCAAGACCAAGACTGAATTTTCAGGAGATTGATTTTGTGTCTGAACTTGAATTTCTTCAGAAACGTCAAAATTCTCGACTTGTTCCTCAGGCAAAACATCGGCTTTTGCCGATTTTTTTATTAATTCATCGCTAGATGAATTAATATTTTTTATGTTATGTAATCTAGTGTTGTAATCTAGTGTATTAACGAATGTACTTTTCGGGCTGTCTCCAATGTCCCTTTCGGGCATTGGGGAATGTTCATCTTGTTCATTCGCCAATGTAGCTAAAAGTTCATCAAGTTTTTCCATATCAATCTTGAAATAAATGCGATGTTCAAGACGTTTATGCGTTTCAATTAATACGCCACGTTCACGCAGCTTTCTACGTGCTGTCTCCTGTTCTTTACGAGTTAGCCCAGTTTCTTCTTCAAGCTCTGCTTGCGTTTTATAAACGCCTAGCGCTTCGTTTTCCGCTTTATCTTGCCAATAAAAAATCTGCTCAAAGAAAATTTCTGCGGTTACACCGCCAAATAATTTAGCTAGCTTTGGTCTATATGCGATAGATCGACCTGTTTGTTTTAAAAGTTCACTTGCCTTCATCAAAAATCTCCTTATCGAGCTTTGCTAACCTTGCGTATAAAACACGTTCTATATAATCTTGGATTAATACATCAATTCGTACAGGTCGATTAAATCGCCCATTCTGCGATTGACTTTGTTTTTCATTAAGATTAATATTCATAGCGATTTTTCCTTAAATCATTGCCACTGCGCCAACAGTGGCTTTTTATATAAATTGCTTACCATAAACTGACTATTGATGAGGTTTTTTATGGATATTGCGACCATTTTCTCCTCCGCTAAAACTACTCTTGATATCCTCTCTGGAATGGAAACTAACAGCGTCTTGGCTGAGCGTGTTGCTCTCCTCAAGGATCAGATTGAAATACTCCGATATACCTACGAATCGACTCAAAAAGAACTGACCGAGACTAAAGCAAAATGCACCGCACTGGAGAATGAAATAGCGAGTTATCGCACAGCGGAACAATTTATCTTTGAACATGGTGCGGCATTTAAAAAAACCTCCACTGGCTACATCAAAGCGGTGTATTGCCCCAACTGTTTCAAAGTTGCTAGTGCGAGTTTTGTTCGTTTCCCTTTCCAATGTGGAAGCTGTAAATGGTCCAGCATGTTTAAAATGGGTGAATTTGAACGTATTTTTAATTCGTTGCCCTAACCGCATTTAATTTCTCCGTTTGTTCAGAGGCTTTTTATTGCCCTAAATCCCATTTCAAACACTGCACGCTATCTTGCAAGCGGTTCAAAATGTCTAATAATGTTCGTTTTTCTGATATGGATAACTGCTCGCCTAAATCTGATTCTGCAGAAATGGAACGACTATATTCGCCACACAATTTCCCCGCTTGAGCGGAAAGGCTTAACACTTCTTTAAGCTTATCCATTCCTGAACGCTGACATTCAGGGATGGGTACAAGTAAATAACCTTGCTCCGCTGCAATCGCTGCTAAAGTGGCACGACTACGCACCATTGCCATCAATTCCAAGCCTTCAATAAAGCTCAACTGATTTTGCTCACAATCAATATTTAACTTATTACTTAAGATATTCGGGGACTTATCCAACGCATAAGCAAGGGACGTAATTCCACCCGAACTATTCTTACAATCTCGGTGTAATAACCGCTGGATCTCTTTGCTATTCATTAAAATTTGTTCCTTTTCTTGAAGATTTATTCAAAGAGTGGGAGTAGATTAGTTTTCAGCGGGGAAAACATAATCAAGAGAAACGTTTGAACCTAAATCATTAAGTGCTTTTACAATACGTCTTGCATCATTTAATGATGGTTTTCTAAGGTTTAACTCATAATTAGCAATTCGGCTTTGACTAAATCCAACCTCTTGACCAAGTTTGGCTTGAGTTATTCCAATAGCCTCCCTCGCTCTAGCAAGATTATTCATTCAAATCTCCTTTTGTGATTAAAACAAAGAATATTAAATCACATCAAGTGATAACAATCAATCACATTGTGAATTTTTTATTTCATAACGTAACGTGATATTATTAGCGAGAATATAAGAGAGGTAATTTATGACTACATTGGGTCAACGTATTAAAGAATTAAGAATAAAAATGGGCGTTAATCAGAAAGAGTTTGCAGAAATGTGTGGACGCTTGGATAAAAGAGATCGTGCGTGGGGTCAATCTCGCATAGGAAATTATGAAACAGATGCAAGAGAGCCTAGCTTAGAAGATATTGAGGTGCTAGCAAAAGCTCTTGGCATTACAGCCGCAGAATTAGCATTTAGTAATGCAATTCCAGTAGAAATAATTAGATCTTTTCACTACCCACTGCTTAGCCCTGTACAAGCAGGTTACTTTACAGAAGTCAATTTACTGACAAATACCGATGAAGAAAGCCTATATGAGATGATCTCCTCCCAAGTCAAAGCAAGTAGCAACGCATTTTATTTAAAAATTGTCGGAAACTCTATGGCTCCACGCTTTCAAGAAGGGGATATGGTATTAATCGATCCTGATATATACCCAAATCCAGGGGATTTTGTTGCCGCACTTAACGAAGATGGCGAAGCCACATTTAAAAAATACAAAGAAACGGGCGAAGTGGACGAACACGGGAATAAACATTTTAACCTCGTTCCCCTAAATGATAGCTTTGGCACATTAAGCAGTAAAAGCAATAAGATTAGTATTATCGGCAAAGCCGTTGAGCATAGGAGTTGTTTGTAAAGTAAGGTTGGGGTTTATTGGTTAGTGGAAATGTGGCTTGAACTATTCCTATAATATGAAATTAAGGTTCTAAGAATGATGCATCACACAGCAAGAATGGAACAATTTAATGTCGCTGTTATAAGAGCAATAGCATCTGCTTGTGGTTTTAATACTGCAACATTGGAAGTAGATGATGATAGCGTTGATATAGAAATTTGTGCGAAATATCCCTTTGAGTTAGGGAAAGCGTCACGCTCAAGGGTTTCCATCCAATTAAAAGCCACATCAGCACTACAAAAGCAAGGTGAATATATCTCCTTTACATTGGATCGTAAAAACTATGACGACTTACGTATCTGCGATAGTGATCCAAGATACCTGTTTGTACTAGAGCTTCCCAAGAAATGCTCTCAATGGATAAGGCAAAAAAAGAAATTTTGTGCTTTTAAATATCGTTGCTATTGGCTATCATTACAAAATTTTAAAGATTTACCAGTTGGGCAAGGAACAAAAACAGTAAAAATTCCTACTAACCAAATTGTTGATATCCATTCTTTGCCTAAATTATTAGACTCTGCTCGTTCGGGAGAAGCTTATGTTCATCAACAGTAAGATAAAAGCAAAATTAGAGAATATCTCTATTGCTCTATTCTCTCAATATCTAACAAATAAAAACTGGAGCAATCCAAGCAATTTAGAAAAAGCAAGCCTATGGTACACAGCTGATAAATCTGATGGATTATCATTACCACTAAATGAAAACTTAGAAGATAAAACCACATATCTTCGACATATATGGAATGCATTAAAAGATTTATCTGATATTGAACAACGCAGTATTGATCAAATCATTAATGATATATTGATAAGCTATGAGGATAAAATCTATATCCGAGTCCAAGATGAAAGTGTCAAAGATGGAACTATTCCTTTATCCGATGGCGTTATCTTATTTGAAAATGCGAAAAACCTTATCCACTCTATCGCACAATCAGCTAAAAACCCAAAAGTGAATTACAGAGTTAATGAAGGTGGTCAATCAGTTAAAGATTTTATGAACAATGTTAGACTAGGGCAAACTAGCATTGGAAGTTATATCATAGAATTATCCTACCCAGTTGAAAATGTTCAAAGTAATCAGATAGAAAACTCAGAATTTAGTACTTCCTTCTCATTTGCTCGCGGGGTAACGCATAATTTACTAAAAAGTATAAGTAAATTAAAAGAAGCTATTTCAGAGTTTGATAGAGATCCAACTATCTTTGCTCCGTTAATTACCGACGGAGTAAGTTACAATCTATGTAATGCTCTTGCAAAGTTAAGTGGTTCGCACATGCAGAGAAAAGTGGAAATTTCTCTTAAAGCAGGTGATATTATCGACCCAAATATCAACTCGGATTTCAGTGTTAATTTCAGTAAAGATGAAATAGAAATTGTAGATATTGCTGCGAAATATTATCGAGAAGAGTTCACATTGCCAAATGTAGATATTATAGGGACAATTATAAGCAATACCTCAGCTCATTTAGAACAAGGTGGTTTTATCTTAATCAGCACGTCGATCCAAAACAAAAATAAAACTATTCGGATAGATTTAAACGCGGAACAATACCAAGCGGCAATAAAAGCCCACTCTGAAGGTAAGAAAGCACGATGCATCGGGAAAGATTTACATATAAATAAAAAGAACGGTCGATTGCAAAACTTAACATCATTTAGCGTTTTAAGCTAAGAACATACAACCGCCCTTGTGGCGGTTTTTATTTCCCTAAAATCTACTATTAACTACTCCTTACTACTATAAACCTAGCAAAATCCCACCGCACTTTAAGCATAGTTTGATACCAAAAGATAAGGTGTAACAAGGCTTGTTCTATGCTGTTTAATTTCCCACAAATCATACTTTGTTTGTAGATTTAACCATAACTTAGCACTGCCAATACCTGCCTCCTCTAAACTCAATGCCAGGTTTGTTGTTATTGGTGTTTTTCCATTTAAGACTCTTGATAACGTTTCTCGTGAAAAGCCTAAATGTTCTGCCAAATCTTTAATTTTTATATTGTTAGGCTCAATAAATCCATCAAGTAATATTTGACCTGGATGTGCTGGTTTACGCATAATTTCCCCCTAATGATAATCTTCATAATTTAAAATATAGGCATCACCATTAATAAATTCAAAAGTAATCCGCCAGTTACCATTGACGACCATGGAATAAACACCTTTTCGATCACCTTTTAATTCATGGCACTGATAAAATGGCATAAACTCTTCCACAGTTTCAGCACAATCAATTAAATCAAGGATACCATCTAATTTACGTTGGTGTTTTTGCTGAATGCCTTTTGTAATACCTTTTTCGAAATAAAGTTTTAAGCCCTTATGCTTGAAACTTTTAATCATAATGATAAACCCACCTATTAAACGTGATGTAAATATATCACAAATAAAAGAATAAGGCAAAATCCCTACCGCACTTTCTTTTTTTCTGTGATCTTGCTCACATTTTCAGCAATTAATCAAAAAATTTTAAAAATAAATTTCCTTGTAAATCAATAAAATAATCACAAATCGAAATAAATAAATAAAAATAATCACATATTGTTGTTGACATATAAATCACAAACAGTGATAATAACCACATCAAAACAAACGGAGAAGACAAGATGAACAAAGTAACAGAAACAGAATTAAATAGTGCAATGGCTGAATTTAAAGATTTTGAGAAAACTATGAGCATTGGTTGCAAGAAAGACAATTTAAAAATGATTGAAATTATAAAAAACATGCTTGTGTTACTTAATGCCACTCCAGCAGACAAAATTGCAGAATTGATTATCAGTAGTGTAGGAATTAAATCTTATTTTGAAAGACGATTAAATGGATTTGAATGGTTAGCTCAACATTCTCACTAAGAATTTTTATCAAAGCCCTTAACTCAAGGGCTTGAGTAAAGGTTCTAAACCTAAAATAACAACCGCACTTATTTTAACAAAAAGGCGGAAGTTAAAATTGCTCTTTAACAGATTGAATAAGTAGGTCAGCGTTATGGTTAGCCCCTACCTACGGCGGAAAGCACCGCAGAAAACCACCGATTTGCTATTACACAGTGCATTTACGGACACCAAAGAGAAAGCTAGCTCTCGATGAGAACGTTAGACAAATGTGCTGTGTAATAGCTAATAGGAGACGAATATGAGCAACAGTAAATTAAAAACCTTGCGTGGCATAGGTTACAACAAATCCACAAAAGCACGCAGAGCAAATCAGAAAGCAATGCAAATCAACCTCAAAGCACCAAACCGAGTTGAAAGTGCTTGCAATCAAGCGACTATTTGCGGATTTATCAAATCTCGCAAACGAGTTGATATTACCAATTACAACTGCAACAAGAAAACAAATAAAGCGCCAACAGTGCGAGCAAAAGAAAAACGCAGATTAGGCTTTAAAGAGCCGAGATAAAGATTTAATGGCATAAAAAGAGGAAACTAACTATGAAAAATAATGAACAATCAGGAAATCCTGAAAATTTGGAATTAGTGGTAGTAAAAAACAGCCTATCTGAATGTGATAAAGAACAAATCAAAGAGGCTGTATTGAAAAATGCTATCAATTTAACTTGTTTATATTCAAGTGAACTTGCTAAAGACTTGATTGAAGCAATCAAGCTAATTAATCAAGCTTAGGTATATTGTTAAATTCAGAAAGGTTGCTTTCAAAATTTTTAGCCAATGCAGAAATGAAATTGCTTAGCTGTTTAGCCTTATCTTCAAGATTGAAGCTGCTATCGTTAAAAATAGTTGTTGGGCTATTTTCAATAATTTTGTTAGCAAATTGGATAGCTAGCTTTTCTGACATTAATTTATTCATAATTTAATCCTTATTTTGTGTTGTGAGAGATTAAATTATATTCCTTAGTGTTGTGAGAGACAATAAGGCGAGTTTTGCGGTTCTCGTAAAAAAACCGCACCGAATTGACATAGTAAAACTCCGTTTGCCCACCTAAGACGTGGGCTTTTTTATAAGGAAAGAAAAATGAACATCCTTTCAAGTGAAGGGGCTATTTTTATTAGCTCAGTATTAGGTTTTTTATTTGGCTGTTCGCTTATGATTCTATTATTTGCAATATTTTGTTTTTTAAAAAAGAAATAAGACTTATCTATTTTTTTAAAATATCTAACATTTTACTTAAATAGTCTATTGAATATTTTTCTTGCTCTTTTTCTCTATATTCCGGTTTGTTTTTTTCAAAAGAGATTAGATTATTAATACAATTTTCTATTGATGTATCTTTTCCCTTAGAAAAAAGAGCAATCTCAATTGCAATAAATCGATGCTCTATACTAGTGGCTTCATTATGAAAATATTTAACATCTTCAAGCCCTTTTTTATATAATCTCAGAAAAAAGAAAGAGAAAAACTCAATAATCAATACAATGGAAAACTTAGGTAATCCTTCACTAGCAAATTCCAATAAACTAATATATGTCTTAGTAGGAAATAAAGTGAGATAAAAAGCTAATATTCCAATGCCTATAATTCCAGATGAGATACCTAACAACAAATTAACTAATGACTTTCTATTATGCAATTCAATAGCATCATAAACTCGACTTAAAGTTTTTAATTTATTTTCTCTAAAATTCTCAAGAGATACATCGTTCACAAACTGTTTTTTTAAATCATCATTTATGAGCTCTTGAGCTTTACTTAAAACAAGATTTTTTATATCACCATTTTCTATGGCATTAATTCTTTCTTGGGTATGCGAAATTTCTTTTGAAATCTCAGATAAAGAGATAAATATATTCTCTTTGCTTTTTGAATCAAGATTTAGAAATGCATATACTTTATTAACAATAAAGTTTAATGTTATGAACAAGACAAGAATAAAGCATACTCCTAATATAGGAGATGTAAGCTCTCGGCGAACAGAAAAAAGAAATAAATCTAAACTATTCACCCCCTTATAAAACATTGTGAAATCTAATAATATAATCAGGAGTGAAAATGAAAATAGTGAAAAGCATAAAAATGGTACAAAATTATCAATGAGATGCTTTTTAGAAAAAGACATTATGATCTCCTTGTTGTAAAGAATGATGAATGAACACCATAATTCTAACACTTGGAGATCATATTTACTATTTGACACCCACCGCCCTTTGATTTAGGATATACCCACTTTCAACAGAAAGTCCGATTAGTGACAGTAATCATTTTGTTCTTTGCAACAATTTAGATTAAAGAAATAGCTTGCCAAGTAAACTTGAGCAGGCTTTTTTAGTCTAAAAAGGTGACGATGATGAAAAAATATAGAAAATTAATCCGCTGCATGGCTTACAAAAAAGGCAATCTCTATATTGCCATATGTCTCGATCTCTCTTTGGCAGCACAGGGCGATACAATGGATGAAGCAATTGAGAAACTAGACGGACAAATCAAGGATTTTATTGCAGAAGTTAATGCTGAACCTCAACATGCTAGCCAGTTACTTAATCGTCCTGCTCCACTCTCCTTATGGGTAAAATATTATTGGTTTAAATTTTTATCTGCTAAAAACGGTAATAAAAAAGGCGTATCATTTTTTGAAGAGGATTGTTACGCTTAATGTTTACCCGAATTACGCCACTGACCTATAAAGAAGTAACCAGTGCATTGAAGCGGTTAGGTTTTGAAATCAAATCCAAAACAGCTACCGCACACGAGCAATGGATTAGAGTGGACGATAGAGGGAAATTTTTAGTAACGGTAGATAAGCATATATCGCCCTTTGATAAAGTCCTCATTCAAGCCATGGCAAGACAAGCTGGATTATCTACCAAAGCGTTTTTTAAAGAATGTAAGAGTAAGAAATAAGCCTGCACCACGCAGGCTTTTTTATTTGACACCGCCCCCTATTCAGATTAGACTATTACCACTTTCAACAGAAAGTCGGGATTTGCAGTCCTGAATTAGTACTAGGCGGTTAGAATGATAGGTCGCCTTAATGGTGGCTTTTTTTATAGCCGAAAATCAGTAAGTCAAACCTTTCAAAAGGTATGGGCAATTTGCCCCACCCTTTCAAAAGTAGTCAATGATGAACTGATTAAGGGGATCGAAAGATCCACCGTTTACCTAGTACAACGGCACTGCAAACCTTGATCAGTTCATCACCAGTTATTGCAGTGGCTAGTGATGAGTTTTTTAAAACTTGTACTAGGAGCAGTCAAAATGACTACATTAACTTTTCAAACTACTACTCTTTCGGTTATCAATCAAAACAACCAAACTTATTTCACAGCTAACGAAATTGGGCAAGCATTAGGTTATCGCAATCCAACAAGTGATGTTAAACGCATCTATGAACGTAACATTGACGAATTTACCCCAAATATGACCGCACTTGTGGATATGCAAACCGCTGGCGGAATACAAAAAGTCAGAATTTTCAGCTTGCGTGGTTGCCACTTAATCGGAATGCTTAGCCACACCAAAGTCGCCAAAGAGTTTCGCAAATGGGTACTGGATATTTTAGATCGTGAAACCGCACAACCAAAACAGCTCTCCTTACCCGAGCCTGAAAAAACCTACGACACCAACACAACGGCAAAAGAAATCCACGATTTAGTGTGGTTACTTTACTCACACAATGAAATGAATTTCTTGCTCGGTAGAATGTGCGAACCTTTACGAGCTATCGGCTCTCACTATTACGCAGATATAAAAACGCACTACGTTGAATACAAACGCCACTACGACAAATGTCTGCCCATTCTCAAACGCTTTGTCGAGCAAATCAAAGCCGACAACCCAAAAGCGTGGGAAGGTCTGCAATACCGCCTAACCGCTAAATAATTAACCCAAAAACCGACCGCACTTTTCCAGTGTGGCGGTTTCGCTCAACCTAAATTCAGTAAATTGATTAAAAAGGAAACAGAAAATGAACTCAACAACGCATATTCAGCACGTTAATTTTCACGGAGATATTCATATCCATTTTCACTCAGCTCATGAAAATAAAACGTGGACACCACCTAATCATTGGCTTGAGACTGTCGATTATGCTCCTCAATCTCAATCAACTTCGCAATCTCAAATGTTTCCCAAATCAAACGGGAATAAAGATGTTTAAGGTTGGGACTTTCTCCTGCATTTGTGAGAGCCAATCGCAATGTTTCGGCTATTTGTTCTTTAGGAAGAATGCTTGCAGCCAATTGCAAACGCTCAAAATCAGTTAATTTTTTCATAGATTTCTCCTATGTGTTGGTTGAAAGAAACACAAGGATACCACGTTTGCGGTCGTGGCTAAATAAACCGCAATTTAAGAGGAAACAGAAAAATGAACAAATTCTTCACCGCACTTTGCCAATTAATTGGCTCAATCATCGTCATTATCGCCCTTATTTTTGCCACACTTATCGGCATGAGCTACTACCGCCCAGCCTTTGCTCAATACGGTCAACTCTCCCCAGATGCGCAGCTTGCCTATGACGAAGAAATGGCACGCATTGAATGGATCGAGCGCAATGGCGATATGCCACCAGAACCCACACAAGCCGATTTGGAGTACATGCAACGATATACCGAGCAATTACAGGCGCAATATGACAAGGAGGGGAAGTAATGGAAAATTTTTATAAAAATGTTCATGTCAGCAAAGACGGTACTGAATATGAAGTTAGATTAATTCAGGACGGTGAATATTTTCAAGGAAGGATATTTATTAATGGATTTAATAACTATATAGGAGTCAAAACGAAGGCAAAAGCCAATGTTATTCGCTGGCTTAATGGTTATATCGACAGACTTAATATTGTTAGTGGAATATCCCCGAAAATTCCTCATGTTAAATATAGCACTGAAGTCAAACCGTCAAAATCTGAAAAGATAGAGTCGAAGCCTAAAACGGAAAAAAGCAAATCCAAACAACAGTATGAAACGCCTAAAAAGGAACAAGTAATGGTAACTGTGCCAGTCATAAACATTCCACCTAAAACAGATGACGAGTTAACAGACAACAAACAGCAAAAAGAAGAGGTCCAGATTGTGAACACCAAAGACCAAAACAAAAAAGCCACTCCACGCAAACCTTTCACGCCTTATGGCTTAAATGGTTACTTTGTAGATAAACAAGGCAATGTGCGCCTTATGCTTGACCGCAGAGCGAGCGCCAAAACCATTACCTTAACCCCTGATATGTTTAGCTCGTTGGCGGATATGGTGCGAAAAACTCAAGCTCAACAAGAAAAAGCGAAGGGGTAGCAAGATGAACGATTCTGAACTAAGAATAGCCGTAGATAGATGTGATGACGTCTTAGCTGAGCGCTATTTTGCTGGGCATATTGAAGATAGCGACGATTTTAAACAAATTCAAAAAGAAGTCTTAAACGAGATACAAGACCCCGAAAGCCAAATTTACAGCCAGTTTTATGACGAATTAGACAATAGTGCAGACTACCATCTCGCACTAGGTAGCGGTGCTATGACGCACATTATCGAAGCAAGACAAAAAGCCATTGAGAAAGTCATTCATGCGCAATTTAGACGAAAAATGCAAGAGTTACAGGAGATGTAGAAAATGACAAATCAAACCCAAGTAACAAAACAACAAGATAAATTTCCAATTAAGACATTTTTTGAAATGCCTGGAATTAAGAAAAAAATAGAAGAATTGGTAAGTAAAAACGCATCAAGTTTTACTACTAGTGTTCTGCAAATTGTAAATAGCAATTCGATGTTGCGTAATGCCACCCCAATGACAGTGTTTAACGCTGCTTGTATGGCTGCAACCTTGCAATTACCGTTACAAAATGGCTTAGGTTTTGCCTACATTGTGCCGTACGAAAGAAGTTACAAAGATAAAGAAGGGAATTGGCAGAAAGTTGTCGAAGCTCAATTTCAGCTCGGCTACAAAGGCTTAATCCAACTGGCTCAACGTTCAGGGCAATTTAAGCGTCTTGTGGCTGTGCCTATTTATGAAAAACAACTCATTACTGAAGATCCAATTAATGGTTTTGAATTTGACTGGAAACAAAAACCCCAAATGGGTGAACAGCCTATCGGCTACTACGCCTATTTCAAACTGATCAACGAGTTCACTGCCGAACTCTATATGAGCACCCAAGACGTGCTGAACCACGCTGAGCGATATAGTCAAAGTTATCGAAATTATCTCAATCCCCAAGACCCGAATAAAAAGCCGAAAAGCACGGTATGGGTAAATAACTTTGATCAAATGGCTTTGAAAACCGTAATGAAGTTACTGCTCTCAAAACAAGCTCCGCTATCGGTTGAAATGCAGCAAGCGGTACTGGCAGATCAAGCTGTTGTCAAAGACGTAGAAAAAGCCGAATTTAGCTACCCAGATAACGAAATCCAAGATGCTGAGTTTACCGATTTAAAAGTGACTGATGAACAGTTTGAACAATGCAAACAAAACATCATCAACAAAGAAACCACCTTACAAGATTTGTGTGATAACGGCTTTGAGTTTAGTCGTGAGCAGTATGCGGAATTGGAGAAGTTAGAAAATGAACAATCTGTATCATCTTAAAGTCCGATGTTCATCACTGCACAAAATCATTGGCGAGCCAAAATCTAAAGCTGATAAAGAAGCAGGAAAATTGACTGATACCGCTAAAAGTGCGGTGCGAGAAATGGCAAAATTTGACTTGTTCGGCTACAACGCCTTTGAGGGTAATAAATACACCCAAAAAGGCAACGACCTAGAAGAACAGGCAATTAAGCTAAGTGGCTTTACTCGTGGTCTTGCACTTAAAAAGAACACCGAACGCAGAGAAAACGACTACATCAGCGGAGAATGTGATATTTATGTGCCAAGCCGAAAACTGATCATCGACACAAAATGCTCGTGGGATATTGGATCACATCCTTTTTTTGCAGACGAAGCCGAAGAAAAAGCCAAAAAGGCTGGCTACGACATCCAAATGCAAGGCTATATGTGGCTTTGGGATTGTGACCAAGCACAAATTGATTTTGTGTTATTTCCTACACCACTCAACCTTATTTCAACTTACGACAGTGATGTTAAGTTGATTGATTTAGTGGAGCAAATCCCTCAAACAAAGCGTATTACTACCGTGACTATTCAACGAAACGATGAACTCATTGAGAAAATCAAAGAGCGAGTAAGTGCGGCACAAAAATACTACGATCAGCTTATTTTGGAGATGAGTTAGTTGTTTTGAGTTACATATAATTAATTTTACTTTACAACCCACTGCCCTTTGATTTAGGATATACCCACTTTCAACAGAAAGTCGGGAACTGCAATTCCTGAATGTATGGAGCGGTGAAAGAATAATAGTCGCTCAAAGCGGCTTTTTTTATAGCCGAAATCTAGTCAAAAATAAAGGTATCACCAAAACGGTGAACCCTTTCAAAACTTCCTAAAGGGGTACATCAATTTGATCCACCCCTTTGAAAGTTGTCAATGATGGGCTAGGTAAGGAGACCGAAAGGTCTGCCGAAACTCTTGGATCGGTACTGCGAACCTTGCCTAGTTCATCACCAGTAATCGCAGTTGCTTGTGATGAGTTTTCAAACTTAATCCAAGAGAACAAAATTATGACAACTTTAACTTTTCAAAATAAAACCCTTTCGGCTATCAATCAAAACAACCAAATTTGGTTAACAGTTACTGAAATTGGTAAAGCATTAGGTTATTCAGATCCTTTTAAATCTGTGAAAAATCTTTATGACCGCCACCAAGACGAATTTACCCCAAATATGACCGCACTTGTGGATATGCAAACCGCAGGGGGAATGCAAAAAGTCAGAATTTTCAGCTTGCGTGGTTGTCACCTAATCGGAATGCTTAGCCACACCAAAGTCGCCAAAGAGTTTCGCAAATGGGTGCTGGATATTTTAGATCGTGAAACCGCACAGCCAAAACAGCTCGCCTTACCCGAGCCCGAAAAACGTTACACCTTTGAATTTACCGAGTACGAACTGGAACAACTCGTCTGGCTACATTGCAGCCACGAGCAAATGAACCTACTGCTTGGCGATATGATCGAACCACTTAACGCCATCGGCTCAAAATTCAGCGGCATTGTTTATAGTCACCACCACGAATATAAACGCCACCACAAAGCCACCGTTCAAACCATCAAACGATTAATTGAACCATTCAAACAATCGAACCGAACAAACTGGATAAGAGCCATTAACCTCTTAAACCGCATAGACTTCTAAACCCACAAAACACAAGCCACTTCATAGTGGCTTTTTTATTGGAGAAACAAATATGACAAACTTAATCGAATTTAAGTTGGATGTGCTCTATTTAAAAGCTGCAGTATTAGCCGCAGCTAAAAAAGATGTAAGAGAACAACTCAATGGCGTTTATTTTAACCTGATAAACGGTTGTTTACAGTCAACAAACGGACATATAGCTTTTATAACACAGCCGAATATTTTTAAAGCATACAGCGACAGCGATTGTAAAGGTTTCCTTATGCCAATCGACTTTGCGCAACAAGTTAGTGCAATAAAAACAGGTAAAAAGGAAGAAGATCGCCAACTTTATATTTCATTTAGCACGCAATCACGAACCTTGACCGCAAGGTTAAATAGCAACATTGTATCAGCAAATATTCAAGATTTGCCTTTCCCAAATTTGAACTTTGTTTATCAAAATGAAACGAAAAAATCTTGGGAGCCTATTTTTACTCAAACTTATAGTGCTCAAAACCTTGCAATTGCCTCGAAAATTGCTACCGCACTTAAACCTTTGATACAAAGCAAAGATGATACGCCGTCTATTGAATTCAAGCTAAGAGACAATACAGCGATTTTAAATATCAATGAAAACATGGTGCATCTTGTTTTAGCAGGTATGAACCCTGATACTGAATTTCAATATTTTGATTTAAAGGCGCAAAAATGAAACTCAAAAATCCCTTTGCCCTTATTCGCAAACTCAGACAATACAAGGCTATCTGTAAACGGCAATGCCAACAGCTCACGGCATACAATGATCAGATAACTGAGTTTATGACAGAAAATAATCAACAGCAAAGCAAATCCGTTTTTTGCAGAGCCAGCTAAAAATTGCAAACGAGCAACTACAGCTTGCAACAATAAGTGTAAATTTATTTCAGCAGAAGTGAGGAAATTAAGATGATATTAAATAATAAATGGGTTCCAGAAGTCCCACGCCCAGAATTAACAGACGAAGCATTTGAAAAATTTATTAAAGTATGGATTGAAAAAGAATATCCCGACGACTGCGAAGGTATACCCGCCGAAGAAACAGGCTTATATGAAGCTCTATTAAGCGATTGGAAGGGAAGCGATGAGCTTATGGCAGAAGATTTAATAAAATGCTATGGCTGGAGTTATGCAGAAGCAAAAGAATTTGAAGAAAAAAGCCTTTCTTTTGCTATCAACAAAAAAGAAAGAGAAATGTTCCAACAATGGGTCGCCGAAAACGGATATACATTACCTTTCCCAACAGGCTCAAGAGTAAAAATAGACACATGGCGCGGCGCAGTTTATGGCGTAATCGCACAAAATCAAGGCGAATATTTTAGCACAAAAGGACAAGCAGTAGTCAATCTTGATATAGAGAATGCAATTGTAACATATAGCGGAACAGTATTAGATCAAAGAGCTTTCCCATGGGAAATGTTGGAGTTAGTGGAGGAGCAAAATGAAACCCTTTGACCTAGAAAAAGCCCTAGCTGGTGAGCCTGTTAGATTAAGAAACGGGTGTAAAGCCTTTGTAAAATATCAAATTCCTGATGAATTTCATACAGAAAGCCCTTTAAGCGGTTATTTCTTAAAACCTTTTCTTGGTCGCATAAGAGCGAACCGCCAAAGCTGGAGATTAAACGGAAAAGTAAATCCATCGCTTGAGCATGATGAAGACATAGTAAGTATGTGGGAAGAACTAAGACCAAGAGTACAGTTGGATTTACCTGCACCATTAGAAACTGTTCAAAAAGGAAAAGAAGTTTATTACTTAGAATTGGGTAATCAATTTAGCCAAATTAGCAAATTTAATTTTAACGAAGATACCCCTTGTGCTTTTCAACTCTACAAGAATGGTGGGTTATTTGCCACTAAAGAAGACGCACAAGAATGGCTAGATGCAATAAGAGGAGCAAGACGATGATAGATTTAATCCAAAACATCGAACAATGGGCAATCGAACGTAATCTTATTGAAGGCTCAACCCCACAGAAACAAATGCTGAAACTAATGGAAGAGTTTGGCGAATTGTGCGGTGGCGTTGCAAAAAATAAACCTGAAGTAATTAAGGACAGTATTGGGGATTGTTTTGTAGTGATAGTTATTTTGAGTAATCAACTTGGTGTTGATGGCTATGTTGATTTTGATGCTGATGACATAATCCAAGAATATTTAGATGGTAAATATTCTTATACCAACGTAACAAAGAAATTGCTGGAAGGTATTCATTATTTGGGTGGACTTTCGCTTCCCATCAGCAACGGTTGGAAAATCCAAAAAGAATATATTGAACTGTTTTTTATGAATTTAGTTCTTATCGCATTGTTTAATGGCTTAAATTTTAAAGATTGTATGCAGCACGCCTACAATCAAATCAAAGACTGCAAAGGCAGAATGATTGATGGCGTTTGGGTTAAGCAAGAGGATTTACAGAATGACTAAACAAAACAACGGCTGGATTAGTGTTAAAGATAAACTACCAAAATCAGGCGAAAGAGTGCTTGTATATTTCAAAAATGCAAGCCGAGACTATAAATCTATTACTTTGTCAGAACTTGTTGATGGAGAATTTGATATGGGCAGTAAACTTTTTGAAGTTACTCATTGGCAACCCCTCCCACAACCGCCTGAAACTGAATAAAACCACACAACACCCTCAATTTTGAGGGCTTTTTATTGGAGAAAGAATAATGACAACTTTAATCACTAAAGGTGAGCAAGTACCAGAATTGATTGTATGTGCTGCGGTGAGATTTTTTAACATTTGCGATCCTAGCATTGAAATTGATATCCCATCGGTTCGGCATATGGACACTTTTACTCACTCTATTTTAGAGCAGTTTTCGTATGATGAATGGCGGCAAAAGGAACAAGGATTTTTGACAAATAAAATGCGTTTTGTAAGCAGAAAAGAGGCATTAGAAATCGCTAAAGCCAATAATCAAATCCGTCGTGATATTGGTTACGAATCAAAAGAACTTTATTCGGAAATGTTGTACTAGTAGAAGTAGATTATTTAAACCAACCCTAGCAACCGCTAGGGTTTATTTTTGGAGGAAATATGGAAGAAGCACTAACAATAAAACAAGCTGCCAAGAGATTAAACCTCAGCTATAGCACAGTTTATCAACAGCGGTTGAATTGGGGATTTTTTCGTATGAGCGGATCTAGTGTATGGCGGATTTATCCATCAGAGCTTGATCGAAACCGACAAGAAATGCAAAATACAAGCCGATTAGGTGTTTTGGTCGGCGATAAGGAGAAAAAATGTCGATCAGAAAAAACAAAAATGGCGTCTGGCAAATTGATTTCACCACACCGAACGGCGAGCGAGTTCGATGCAGTAGTAAAACGACTGACAAAAAACTCGCACAACAAATGCACGACAAGCTAAAACATGAGGCTTGGCAAATAGATCAATTAAATAAAAGACCAGAACGCACAGTAGAACAAGCCCTAATTAGATTTCTCGAAAAATCGGAACATCAAAAAGATCTTGATACCAAAATCCGACACGCAAAATATTGGCGAGAAACCATAGGACATAAGCTACTAAGCTCTTTAACAAGTGATGATATATATAACAATTTGCCAACTCACGTATTAAAAACAGGCAAAAAGTTATCTCCATCTACTCAAAATCGATATCGCACCTCAATCATGAGAGCATTAAATTTAGCTCGTCAGGCTGGTTGGGTTGATACAATTCCTTTTTTGGCAAAAAACGAGGAGCCTAAAAAGCGAGTTAGATGGATCACAAAAGATGAGGCTAATCTTTTGCTAAAAAATATGACTCTCGAATGGATGAGGGATATTTGCTTCTTTGCATTAATGACTGGTGCAAGGATGACAGAAATCCTCACTATGACATGGAGCAAAATTGATTTTAGCCAAAGTATTGCGATTGTAACAAGCGATATCGCCAAGTCAGGAAGAGCTAGGGCGTTACCCCTGAACCGTGCAGCTATTAACTTTTTACGCCAAAAAGAAACCAAGCGAATATCAGATTATGTATTTCATAGAGGCAAAGGGAAAATGATCACAGATATAGATAGAGATCATTTACATAAAGCCTTAGAGCTATCAAATATATCTGATTTTAGATTTCATGATTTCAGGCATACTTGGGCGAGCTGGCATGTTCAGGCAGGCACTCCCCTGTTAACCTTAAAAGAGTTAGGCGGATGGGAAACAACAGAAATGGTACAAAAGTACGCACATCTAAATGCAGACCATCTTTTGACCTACGCAAACCATGTCAAATTTACGTCAAACGGACTAATTGACACAACAAAACTAGAGGCAAAAAATGACGACTTAGAAAATATTGAAGAAAATAAAAAAAGCCGTAAGTTACTGATTTGA